TCAACGGGATTTTTTCAAATCCAAGTCAGATCCGGACAGTGTGAATTGAACACACGACCAATTGATCTACAGTCAATCGCTCTACCAACTGAGCTATATCCGGGTGGATGTTACAGATTACATTAAATCTACGGTGCATTAACCAATATGCTACAGTTCCCTAACTTAATAGGATGGAACTGAGAGGAATCGAACCTACTATTAACCGGCTAATAGTGCGTGATTAAGTTTTGCTGTTAGTAATCTTAGTGCCTTTTTTTAAGTCGGCTTCTTACTTTCACCTCCGCTCAAGATAGGGATCGAACCTATGACCTTGCGATTAACAGTCGCACGCTCTAACCAACTGAGCTACTCGAGCACAATATAGAAAAATTTTCTATTACTATAATTAATATATAAATTTATTTAAATGGTTTTTTTAATTAATTTTTTACCTTCTTCTTCTTAACAACCTTCTTCTTCTTCTTAACAACCTTAGGTTTAGGTGTTTCCACTACTTCCTCTTCCTCCTCTTCCTCCTCCTCTTCATCATCATTATCAAAATGTGGACCACTATCATTTTCTTCCTCAACTTCTTCTTCCTCCCCATATGCTGGAACATCATTTTTATCTTTTTCCTTTTCATTAGTTTGTTTCAATGATTCCAATACATCGTCATCATCACTGTCTTCTTCAATCATACATTGACCAGAACCAACTAGACGAAATTGTGGTTGAACACACGCTTGTAGCAATTTCCAAGTGATACCACATTTACCACCCGCCATCCAAAATCCATTACACTTAATAAGACCTTTTAGATGCGCACCTTTTGTAATCAAATCATTTGGTGTTCCAGAGTTATCATCTGATTTAGGTTTATATAGTAGCTCACTATTCATATCATACAATTCACAATTAAAATTACCTTCCCAAAATGGAATTTTGACTTTAAGTGTAGGTGAACGTGAATAATCTTCTTCGCCATACGTTCCATCAGGATTTTTCACCTTAGGATACTTCAATACAGGATACATAAGAGCCTCAACTACTTCTTTAGTCATTTTACTCTTACCAAACCATTCTTTACTATTAGTAACACAATCGTTAACCAACTTTTCTTGAAGCAATTTCATAGACTCCAACCACGCGCGTTGTGCTGGATACTTATCAGGTTGAAATTGTAATGCCAAATCGTATGAATGTCTGCCACTCATTTCATCAATTCGTTCATTACAACCATAACTCAATGTCAATGGAATTTGTAATACAAGATCACGACCATTCAATTGAAAACCAATTTCTTTACCACCACGTGAATTAGTCTTCACTGGTTTGTAACGAACGTCTTCAGGATTAAATGTTTTAGCTTTTTGAAATGCAAATTTACTCATAACTCTCTATAAGTTTAATAAAACACCTTTCTTTTAAATCAATTTTTAAAATATATAAGGATTTATTAATATGTACAAAGCAGTCTTTGTACAAATTATCTGTTATGATTATTCGTATGTTTATTCGTATGTTTGTTAAATTGATTAACACGAGTTTGTATACCAGGTTGAACTTTTCTTCTTTGATTGCGATTTTTATGTTTTTCAACATTATTATGATGTTTTATTTTCACATTAGGCGGGTCCATTAATGGAGGTACATTATATGGAGGAGGAGGATGCGAATCATTATTATTTAATATATGTAATTCATCTTTGAATGTATTTTGATACCACTCATTTTTATTATTATGTTCATCATATCCCATTATCATTTTTTTCTTTGGGGTTAATACTTTATTACTTACTCTATTTGTATTAATAATCATATTAATTTTTGATTTAAGTTTTTTTGGTGTTTTTTTTTCAGTAATATTATTTTCAATATCTTTTTTATTTTTTGGCGTAACACTAATATCTTTTTTATTTTTTTTACAATAACATAAATTTTTAGTGTATAAAATATAAGAACAAAGTCCTAATAATGAACTAATCAATACAATAACAGTTGTAATTAATATAATATATATATCATTATTTGTATTCGTATTATTAATTAATTTAGAATTATCATTATTTGTATATTGTAATGATGAAACATTTTTATCAATATTATTAATATATTTGGTAGTAGGTTGAACGGTAGTAGTAGGTTGAACGGTAGTAGTAGGTTGAACAGTAGTAGTAGGTTTAATAGTAGTAGTAGTAGGTTTAATAGTAGTAGTAGTAGGTTTAATAGTAGTAGTAGTAGGTTTAATAGTAGTAGTAGTAGGTTTAATAGTTGTAGTAGTAGGTTTAATAGTAGTAGTAGGTTGAACAGTAGTAGTAACATTATCAATAATATTTGTTATGTTGAATGAAGAATAATTATTTTCATCAATAGAATTAGAATCAGCTATAATATTTGTATTAGTATTAACATTGTTATTTTTGTCATAAATATTATATGGATCGTTAATACACATAAATATTTGAACACTAGAAATAGTTTTTCCATTTATATCATTGTTTATAGACCATAAATTTTTATAATTGTCACAAGTAATACTTATTGAATTAATAAAACAAGGTAGTATAGATAACATACCAAATAGATATACTAAATTCATATATATAAATTATTTTATTTAGGTTTAAGTAATAAAATAATAAAAGTTACATAAAAAAAAATTATTATTATATTTCAAAGATGATAACAACAAAGAAAAAAAAAATTTCAATTTCACCAAAATCATATTTATTAAAGAATGTATATGGAAAAGTGCCTGATAGTAAATTTTATAGGTCGAAAATAAAGGAAAAAGAGTTTGTAATTCCAAAAATAGAAGATTACAAAAAATTAGTGAATTTAAATTATAATTGTTCACAATTGAAAAGAACATTACGTTATTATAAATTAAAAATATCAGGAAATAAAAATGAAAAAGTGTTTAGATTGTATAATTATTTAAAATATTCATATTACACTAGAAAAATACAGAGTATGTATAGAAAATATATGACAAATAGATATATAAAATTAAAGGGTGATGGATTAAAAAAACCAACAATGAATGCAACTGATTTTTTAACATTAAAAGATATAACAAAATTGAATTTAGATCAGTTTTTTAGTTACAGAGATGGAAATGGAAATATATGGGGATTTAATATAAAATCGATATGGAATTTAGTAATGAATAGTAAATCAAGGAATGACGTATCAAATCCATATACAAGAGAAAAAATACCAGTAAAAACATTTATTGATATAGAACGAATGATAAGATTGGGAAAAGCATTAAATAGAGAAATAGTGACACAATTATCCCAAGAACCAAAGGAATTGACAGTAAAAGAAAAATTAAAAATGAAAATAGTGGAAATATTTCAAAAAATAGATGATTTAGGATTTATAACAGATTGTAATTGGTTTACTACATTATCAAGATTAAGATTATATAGATTTGTAAGAGAATTAGATGATATATGGAGATACAGGGCTCAATTACCACAATCTCAAAAAATAAAAATTTTACCACCAAACGGGGTATTAGGTGTAAATATATCTGGTCATCATTTAGGAAATTATTCATTAACATTATTAAAAAAGAAAGTATTATTAATGATAGAACAATTGATAACAAAAGGAGTAGACGAGGATTCAAGAAAAATAGGAGCATATTATGTTTTAGGAGCATTAACAATAGTAAATAGTGATGCAGCTGCTTCTTTACCTTGGTTATATGAAACATTTAATACACAAATAAATAACAATGAAAATAATTAAAAATTTATTTTATTTAGATGATTTCGCGTAACAATTATTTTGAACTAAATAAATAAATAGTAAAATGAACTTAAAAAGAATTTGGTAAAGTAAATCATAAGATGCCAAAAGCAAAAAAAGTATCGAAAAGTACAAAAAGCTCTAAAGCTAAAAAAACCACTGCAAAAGCAGAAGCACCATCAGCACCAGTAGCACAATCAGTAGTAGCACCACCAGCACCGGGTCTATCTGAACAATTTCAACAATTGTTGGCACAACTTCAAACCTTGAGAAGCCAATTGACTGCTGTTACTACTCAAGTAAGAGTATTGTCAAAGAAAGCTGAACGTGAATTGAAACAAGCCCAAAAGGTTGGAAAGAAAAAGAGAAAATCAGGAAACAGAGCACCTAGTGGATTTGTAAAACCAACTAGAATTAGCACTGAATTGGCAAACTTTTTGAATAAACCAAAAGGCACTGAAATGGCACGAACAGAAGTAACTAGAGAAATCAATAACTATATTCGTGAACATAAACTACAAGATCCAAAAAATGGTCGTCATATTATTGCTGATGCAAAACTAAAGAAACTATTGAAATTGACAAGCAAAGATAATTTGACTTATTTTAATCTACAGCGTTATATGAGTCCTCACTTTGAAAAGCAATCAACTGCTCAAAAAGCTTAAATAACAATTTATAAATAAATATATTAATTAATAATATATTTTTTAAAAAAAAGGATAATATTCAAATACTTATTTGACAGACAATGGGTTCAAAAAGTATTCTTTTTCTAACAAATTAAATAATTTAATTTTATCAATTTTGTTATATTTTAAAGGAATATTTTTAAAAGGAATGGTATAATTATTAAGATCAAACATATTGTATATATTATATAATTTATCATTTTTTATAATATTATTATGTAATAACCATAAATATACATTAATATCATTAATATATAATTTATTTCTCAAATAAAGTTTATAATAATAAAATATATTATTTTCATTTTCGTTGTAATCAGTTCCTGCTAATATACATAACCATTTAAAGTTATATATATTCATATTTAATTGATATAAAATATTATTAAGATTATAAATATTAAGTGTTTGTTTATTTATATCAAATTCTCTCAATACTCTATATGTTCCATATGCTAATAAATCCATATCATCGCTCATACAAGCATATACTTTTTTTGTATTAACTAATTTAGCACATAATTTGTCTGCTTCACCATCAGCTATTAGATAATTCATACCATAAAATGTTAATAACATTTTTATATCTTCTATATTTTCCCAAGTTATATTAACAAAATTTCGTTTAAGATATGATAATTTTTCAATTTCCTGTTTATTCATTTCACATATTGGTTTTGATTTTATTAAATGGTCGTATTCTAATTTTGCTTCTTTTTTTTTTCGTCTTCTATTATCTAATTCTTTTCTTTTTTCAATAGGAGCTTTGCCGTCAAATATAAATATAGGCGTAATATTATATTTTTTAAATAAAGTGCATAATTTAAACATATTTTCTAATAATTGTTCTGTTGTTACAAATTTATATAGATAAATCATAGCATCTATACAAATTTTTTTACCATATAAGTCAGATAAATGTATTTTATATATGGATTTAGTTTTCTTTCTACAATACTGCATACATAATTTATTTAGTTGTTTAATTCCCATAAATTATGTAATATATTGTAAAATTAAAATGAATCAATTTTATAATTCAAACAATGACATACGCATTGTATTAAGAATAAATTTATCATTTCTATATTTTTTTTTCAAGGTATAATACTTTGTTTTCATTTTATTTATATCTTCTATCATAGAAGGATTTGATTTTAAAATATTAATCAATTCATATAATTCATTAAAATTTTTTTCATTTTTATTAAATTGAATAATATTATTATTTTTATATATCCAATGGAATGTATCATCAATATTATACAATAATATGAATTTTAATATATAATAGGAAAATACATTTGAGTTTTCTTTATAAAATTTTCTGAATGATTCAGCTTTGGATGTATTTTCATATAAATTATTATAATCATAAATATTCATATAATCTAATATTTTTACCATTTGAAACATTGAAAATAATATTTCAAAGTATATAATAAAATTTATTGTTTTATAAAATAAACTATAATTATCTGTAGAATAATAAGATGTAAATATAGAATTAATTATAACAGCCCAAAATTCAGCATAAGTTTCAGATATATAAAAGGTACTATTAACAGGAAATATACTATGTATTTTTTTCTTTAATAAATTATAATTAGAAGATGAAAAATCTAAACACAAAGAATGCATTAATTCGTGTATTAATACCTTAAACCATTCTTCTTTTCTATATATTATACATTCTCCTTCTTTGGCACAAGCATAAGTAACAGCAGTATTTACATTATTTTGATTTAATATTTCTGTATTATTTTTTGGTAAAAATTTTTTATGTTTACTCATATGAATATGAATAGTCAAATTATTTATAGTAGTATTAGATTTATATAAAAATAAAAAATTAAGCAATAATAATATTTTTTTTAACATTTGTTTTTGTTTTGTAATGGTTATTTTTGAATATTCAGATACATAAAATTTTATATATATATTTGTGTTGGAATTATTAATATTACATTTATATGTATATATTTTTTTTGTTTTATTTATTTCTATTTTAATGTGTTTAGGTATAAAACTAGATGATAATAATTCAAATGATTTAAATGAACCAATAGAAAGATTAGATTTTAAATTTACATTATCCAAGGTATTAAGTTGATGATATATTTGTTCAAATAAATTATTATTATTATTTTTCAATTCAGTGTTATATTTATAATCGTGTATAAAATAATCTATTAATTTTATAGTATCATTATTTAACATATATATATTATAAATATTGTTTTTATAATATATTTATAATCATTTATCAACCACTTTTTCTCCTATATATTTTTTAAACTTTGGAATATAATTAAATATATTTTTACCTGAATTATTCATACATTTATCCTTAACTAATTCTTTAATTGAATATGGTAATTCGTGAAATCTAAAAATAGAATACCATTTTTCATCCATTTTATATTTTATTAATTCATAATGTTGTAATTCTTCATCATATTCTATTAATATATAATACTTTGGTTTGAATGTATTATTTTTAGTTACATTTTCGTGAACAATAGAACCACAATGAAGAACTCTATTTTTATTTAAATCATCTTTATAATAATTTTTTGTTAATATTATTAGTTTAATATTATAAATATTTTCTAAATTAGTTATAGCATTTTCATCTGCCCAAAATTCATTTGTTTTTATTTTGGATTTTAAATCTTGTATATTATCAACATCTTTTAACCATTCAATATCCTTTTTATTTTTTTTAGAATTATTTATTTCTTCTATTTTCTTCTTTATTTCTTTTGATAATGATATTAATGTTTTTTTTAAATCACTACATTTATCAATTATATCTTTTTTATCACTAGGTTTAATATCTACATGATCATATTTACCACTTTGTATATCACATTTTAATTTTTTATATTTGGTTGTTTTTTCTTTTCCATCTGTCACTAATTTTTTATATTCTAACATTTCTTGTTTATAATTATTATTTATAGATGTATATAATTCTTTATAATTGTTAAACTGTTCTAATGTCAAAGTTTCAGCCAATTTTTTTCTCATTGTAGAAATATCTAATTTAATACCTATTGTTTTTAATGCTTGAGATATAGTGCAAAATAAACAATCTCCACTTCCTGGATTAGGTTGTATATCGTAATAAGAATTTTTAAAAAATTTATTTATAGGTCTATGATCAGATGATTGAATCCATTCATTTCTAATTTTTTTATCATTTTTATCATTTTCTAAATTTGCATATTCTTTATCATCATCTTCTTCTGATTTCAATTCTTGAAATATATTATTGGATGCAGATTTTATTTCTTCATTATTTTTTTCTTCATCATCATCATTATCATTATCTTTTTCATCTTCATCTTCGCCATAATCTTGTATTAATTTTTTATTTTTTAATAATTTTTTTAAATATCCTTTTGTTATTGATTTAAATAGTAAAGGACCAGGAACATATGATATATTTAAATCACCATCGTCATCCATATAATAATCTTTTTCATCTACTGGTATTTCATATATACCTATTTGTTTAATATCATCTTCACTTACAATTAAATAAACAGGCCAATAATACACATTATAATTTTTCCACTTTTTAGATATTTCACCTAAAGCTATTACTACATCAACATCTTTTAAATTAATTTTAAACAGTGATGTTTTCTTCCCTTCATCTTCTTCTTCTATCCAATTATTTTCATCATAAAAAATTTTATTTGATAATTTTGATTTAACCATTTAATCTAATATAATATATTTTTTTAAGTAATTATCATTCATTAATTCTTGTAAATAATACCATAATAATTTTCTGTGTTCTACTATTTCTTCATTAAATACATCTTGTTCAAATACTATTATATCCTGCACTAACTCTTCTTTTCTTTTTTTTCTTTTTGAAATATCATAATAATCAGCTATTCTATCTAAATCTTTTCTTCTATAATTATCCATATAATCTTGCTGTAACAAAAAAAAATTATTTAAATAATCTTCATTATCATAATCAAATATACTGTGTTCTTTATTAATATTGTTTTTTTCTTCTCTTTCTTCTACACATTTAATAATATCTGTATATTCTATTATTTCGTTATATGGTTTGGTATTTTTAATATCAATATTCATTATTAATATTAAATCTATTATATTTATATCATTTAATTTATTCTTCTAGTTCTTCTAACAAATCCATACATTTAAAAGATAATTTTCTACTAATACCATTATAATCTATCATTTTCATTTTACTTAAAAGTGTTATGTCTGTTGTTATTTTTTCCCATTTTTTAAGGCTTTCTTTTAATAATTCTTTACCATTTGTTATCATTATAAATATATTTTCTATTATTTCTTCATTTACCTGAAGCATATCTTTATTGTCTTTATTATAATCGATATCATTCAGTAATTTAAATATTAGATTATATATGTATATTTCATCTATAACTTTATAATTAGTTAAATTTATGAAGAAACTACTCATTGCTCTTCTTTTTTCATTTTTTTTATTATTATCACAAAATAAATCATAATTATTATCATTTATATCAATAAATTCTATATTTTCAAACAATGATAAGAAATTATTAAAATTAATTATACATATATTTTTAACATCTGGAAATTCTTTTATCATATCTTGAAAGAATTTAGCATATAACTTTGACCAAAAACTATTTAAACATCCTATTTCAAATAATGTTTTTGCTATTTTCTCTAATAATATATCATCATTATTAACTTTTATATAATATTCTTTTATAGATAAAATTATTTGTTTTGATAATTCATTATAATTTGATTCTGTTAATTTATTAAATTTCATTCTATAATCATTTATTTGTTTATCATATTCACAATCATTATTTTTATTTAATTCTGTTTTTTTAAAATTTCTCAATGTTTCCCAATTTGTATAATTTTTTTGTCTTTTCTTTTTAAATATTGGCGTTTTACTATAATTAGGTGCTCCTACTTTACTAGCCAAATCATTTATTATGTTTATAATATTTTCATTGAATTCCATAATATTATATGTATTTTCTATAGAATTAAAATCTGTTAACGTATATATTCTTTGTTCAATAGTACTCATATGTATATTTACTTCTATAAATATTTTTATATCAATTTTAAAATATATTTATTCCTTCATAAAATTAAAATTGAAATGAACTTAAATAATAAATTATTTATTATATAATGTCCTCTATTATTGAAGATAAAGAAGTAAATTCCGATTATATACCCAATTATAGTATTGCTAATTGGGAAGATACAAAATTAGATTTAAAAGATAAACTTTTACGAGCTATTTATGCTCACGGCTTTGAAAAGCCTAGTTCTATTCAACAAAAAGCAGTTTATCCGATGACAAAATCATTGTATAAATCAAAATATGGTACAAGGTCTAGAGATATTATTGCACAAGCTCAATCTGGAACAGGTAAAACAGGTGCTTTTACTGTTTCTACTTTACAGTTAGTTGATGAAACCAAAGATACAATACAAGCTTTAATATTAGCACCAACACACGAATTAGCTAGACAAATTAATAGCGTTATAATCTCATTATCTATATATTTGAAAATAAATACTGTTTGTGCAGTTGGTGGTATTCCTGTTGATGTTAATAAAAAAGATATTAATGAAAAAAAACCTCAAATTATAGTAGGAACTCCAGGTAGAGTTCACGATATCATTAAACGGAAAATTCTAAAAACTGAAGATATTAAGTTAATGGTATTAGATGAAGCTGATGAAATGTTATCATCAGGATTTAAAGAACAAATGTATAAAATATTTTCATATATGCCTAATAAAATGCAAATCGGGTTATTTAGTGCTACTATGCCCCAAGAATTACACGAATTAACTAATGCTTTTATGAAAACTCCCACTAAAATAATAGTAAAAAGTGAAGATTTAACATTACAAGGTATTGCACAATATTATATCAATTTAGATGATGATAATCAAAAATATGAATGCATTAAAGATCTATTTTCCGGATTGTCTGTCAGTCAAGCTATAATTTATTGTAATAGTGTAAGTAGAGTAGATGATTTAACCGAAGCTATGAAAGCTGATGAATTTCCTGTTGAAAAAATACACGGACAAATGGATGGATCATTAAGGAAAAAAATATATAATGATTTTAAACACGGTTCTTGTAGAGTTCTTATCACGTCTGATTTATTTGCTAGAGGCATTGATGTCCAGCAAGTTAGCATTGTTATAAACTTTGATATTCCTAGAAATGAACATACTTATTTACATCGTATTGGACGTTCTGGTAGATGGGGTAGAAAAGGTATTGCTATTAATTTTCAAACAAGACACGATCACAATAGATTACAAAAATTTCAAGATTATTATCAAACTATTATTAAAGAAATGCCTAGTGATTTTACTAATCATTTAACAAATATTTAATTCGTATCATTTCTAATTCAATTATCTTTATATTATTAAATGGACTCATATAAAGATAAAATTTATAAACAATTCAAAATCCCTATCAAATATATTCAACATAATACATTAAATGATTCTTTAATTAATGACCTTGAATTAATTAAATTTAATACTAATGACAATAGCAATAATTTAATTGATATTAGTAATAATAATACTATTTATCATAAATATTTAGACCCTAGCACTATTGTAGGAAAACATTCTGTTTCTAATATGGTTTGTTATTATACTAATAATATTGATTTTTTAAATCAAACTCAATATATTGTTGAAGATGTATGTAATGTTGATTTTGATAAAGATAATATAAATGATATGACAAATTTATGGTTAGAATTAGATACTTATAAAAATGATTTTGAAAATAAATTTCAATATATAGAATGGCAAAGACTTAAATTTCTTAATTATTGGCCTGCCTTTTTACATTTATTAAGTATATTAAATATTTCTAGTCCTATTATGCAACTAGTTGCTCCTATATTTATGTTAATACTTCCTTTTTTAATGTTAAAAATTATAGGTAGTCATATAACTATTAGTAATTATATTGATACTCTAAAACTAACTATAAGAAATAATCCTATTGGTAAATTATTATTTGAATGGAATTCTGTTTCTTGGAATACTAAGGGTTATATATTATTTACTTTAATTATGTATTTTTATAATTTATATCTTAATGTATTGGCTTGTCGTGATTTTTATAATAATGCAAAATATATCATTAATTCACTCAATAAAACAAAAAAATATCTAAAATATACTATTGATAATATTAATCAATTTAGAAAAATAATTAATGAACATTCTGAATATTCATCATTTCTTAAAGAACTTGACGAAAAATATGATTTAATTAAGTATCATTATAATCAAATCAATTGTATACCTAGTAGTACATTTAGTATTTATAATTTATTGCATTTTGGAAATGTTATGAAATGCTTTTATCAAATAAATAATGATGTTGAATTTTCTGATATGATTGATTATACATTAGGATATAATGCTTATATTGATCATATCATCGGAATACGTCGCAACTTATTAAAATCTAATATAAAACCTATAACATATACTAATTCTGATACATTCAAATTAAAAAATGTTTATCATCCTATTATTAAACGCAATGATGCTATAAAAAATGATATTGATTTAAAAAATAATCTTATTATCACCGGTCCTAATGCAGCAGGAAAAACAACTATTTTAAAATGTACTATTATTAATCTAATATTTAGTCAACAATTTGGATATGGATATTTTACTAGTGGTAAATTAAATCCTTATAAATATATACATTGTTATATAAATATACCTGATAACTGTTCTAGAGATAGTTTATTTCAATCAGAAGTTAGAAGATGCAAATCTTTTTTAGACATTATTGATAATAATCCTGAATCTAGACATTTTTGTGTATTTGATGAATTATATTCTGGCACTAATCCTTACGAAGCCATATCAAGCGCATATTCTTATTTAAATCATATATCTAAAAATAATAATATTAAATTTATTTTAACTACTCATTATATTAAATTATGCAAATTATTTAGAAAACATAAAAATATTAAAAATTATAATATGAAAACTAAAACTATTGATAATAATGCCAAATATTATTATAAAATTATTAAAGGAATTTCCAAAATTAAAGGAGGTATAGCTATATTAAAAAATTTAGAATATCCAGAATCTGTAATAAATAATGCTATTAAAATTATGAATAAATTATAAATACTATTTCGTTTAATTAAAGACAAATTTATATGTATTAGTATTAATAATATGCAGTTTTTTGATGAATCTAGAATGTTGCTTATTGCTTTTGCTTTAATGGGTATTTCTACCATTGCTCTATTTTTTTGGTTTAAACAACGTATTTCTCTAATTGAAAATAAATTAGAAACTATGTTTCAATTAATTCAAAGTCACAGTGAAGAACCTTTTGAAGGAACTTTAGATGACCCTAATTTTACTATGACTGAATCATTACATCAACATAACGTGGAATTATCTAATGATAATAATACTAACGCTTATGTCAATCGTAATTTAATGCAAGTCAGTGATGATGATTCCGATGAAGTCAGTGATGATGATTCCGATGAAGTCAGTGATAATGATTCTGATAACGAATCTGATAATGAATCCGATAATAAATCTGACAATGATAAAAAAATGGAAATGGTGGTTGAAAGTATTCCTTTAAAACCTTCTTCTTTAGAAGAATTACAAAATGTTGAACTTAATAAAAAAGATTTAGTAGAATTAAGTTTCAATGTTAATAATGATAATGATAATGATGATAATGATAGTTTAGATGAATTAGATGATGATGATGATGATAATAATATTAAAAAAGTTACTGTAGAAGAATTAACAAACTACAATATATTAAAAGTATCTGAATTAAAAAATGAATGTAAAAAAAAAGGACTAGAAGGATATAGTAATTTAAAAAAACAAGAACTTGTTGAATTATTAAATAATAGTGAATAAAAATTATATCTAATATTATTATAAATGAGCTGGAGAACTTGTTATTCTGGATCAAATAATATACATATCAAATCACCTGCATTAATGAATGATACTAGACAATTCACAAATTGGAGTTCTAATTGTTCTATTAATAATGATACTAAAAAAATGTTTAATATTAATAATAATTATGATTATAGACAATTCTTAATTAATAATGCTGATACTATTATGAGTGCTAATACTATTAGTGCCAATAGTTGTTCATCAGACCCTTGTCAAAATCCAAATAATAGTCAACATAATAAACATTTATTTATTGATTGTAATGACTCCACTATGCCATATGGTTATGAATCTAGTGATCTAAAAAATTTATATTTATCTAGAAAAAAATTAGATCATAATATAAGAGGACCTATTTTAACTCAAGAACAATTATTAATTAGAAAAGCTAGTCAATTAGATGATAGTAAATCTGTTAGAGGAATAATGAAAAAAGTTAATGATTTATAATACAATAATTTATTCATTATATAATAAATTATTATAGAATTTAAACATTACTAGTTATATTTATATTATGATTATATTGTCTATCGATGTTGGTATGAAAAATTTAGCATATTGTTTATTTGAAAGTATCAATAATGATTATAAAATTTTAAAATGGGATATTATCAATTTATGTAATGAAAAAAAAAATATATGTAAAGGTGTTAATAAAAATAATAAATGTTGCACTAAAACTGCAAAATATTTTAAATGTAACAATTATTATTGTAAAATTCACGCAAAAAAGAAAAAATACAAGATTCCTTCCTTTAAAACATATAAAATTAATAAATTATCTCTTAAAAAATTAAGATTGTTCGGCGATGAACACGATTTATCTTTTAATAAATTATCAAAAAAACAACAATGTTATAATGAAATTATGTTAGATATTTCTAATAATTATTTCAATACTGTATCTACCATTTTAACAAAAGATTTGAATTTAATTGATTATGGTATTAATATAAAAGAATTATTTAAGAAAAATTTTGATTATAATAATATTGATCTTATTCTTATTGAAAATCAAATTGGACCTTTAGCTTTAAGAATGAAATCATTACAAGGTATGATTATACAACACTTTGTTGAAAATGATATTCACAATATTATTTGTGTTAATTCTAATAATAAATTAAAAGATTTTTTAGGCAATAAAAAAACAACATATAATGAACGAAAAAAAGAAAGTGTTAAAATTACATCTAATATTATTAATAATAGTAATCTTTTAGCACCATGGATTGATATATTTAATAATCATAAAAAAAAAGATGATTTAGCCGATTGTTTTCTTCAAGTTTTATGGTATTTTAATAAAAAATTAAAAAATAATTAATTAATAGCGCGGATTACTTAAAATTAAAAGTTCTATTTAATTCATAAGTAATGGATAATAATATTTCCGTACAAATTAACGAAATTGAACCAACTATCAATATTTCCAATGATACTAGTGATGTTATCAAAATTTCTGGTTTAAATAGCGATACTAATAATAAATCTGTAAATTTTGGTCCAGGAGCTGAAATGCTTATGAATCCTAATAGACAAAAAAAAGAAAATGCTCCTGTTAGTGATATTGATTTAAATGATTTAAATGAATTAGATGTAGTTTCACTTGATATTAGTGAAAAAAAACCAAAAACACAATCTAATAAAAGTTTAAAAACTTCTTTTTTATTTGCTGGAACTGAATCTATTCCTTCTTCTAATAATAATAATAATACTACCTCATCTAATACTACCTCACCTAATACTACCTCACCTAATACATTTACTGAATTTAAATCCCCCGGTCCTAGTATTCTTAGAAATGCTTCTCAAAGTAAAGCTACTACTGAAACTAAAGATGGGTTCAAAAAATTTAATAATATACCTGTTAATCCGGTAAAACCTCCTGAACCTGTCAAAATGACAGCTGAACAATTATTACGTGAAAAATTCAAATTATTACGTAAATTAGAAGAGTTAGAAAAAAAAGGTATTAAATTAAGTAAAAAATATTCTATGGAATCTAATCTTCAAGAAATGAAAGGTGAATTTGAAATGATTAAAAATGATAAAGAAAAAAAGGCTAGTGTTAAATTTCAAGGTAAAATGTTAATGGCTTGTATTAGTGGATTAGAATTTTTAAATAATAGATTTGACCCATTTGACTTAAAATTAGATGGTTGGGCTGAACAAGTCAATGAAGGTATTGATGAATATGATGAAGTATTTGGAGAATTACACGAAAAATATTCTGGTAAAGCTAAAATCGCACCAGAATTAAAATTATTATTTATGCTAGGCGGTAGTGGACTTATGTTACATATGACTAATACTATGTTTAAATCCGCTATGCCAGGTATGGATGATATATTAAAACAAAATCCTGAATTGATGCAACAATTTACACAAGCAGCTGTCAATACTATGGGTGAAAGTAATCCTGGATTTGGTAACTTTATGGGTGGTATGATGAATAACAATGTTCAACCTCCTCGCGGTTCTCCACCTGGTCCGGATGATTATAGCAAACAACAAGTTCCTGAAATTCCCAAAGAATATATTTCTAGACCCGATATAGGATTTAGTAGGGGTAATGCTGATTTCAATGATGCCGTTAATATGGAATCAACTAATAATTATACTCGCAGAGAAATGAAAGGACCTAGTGACATTTCTGATATATTATCTGGACTCAAAACTAAAACTATTAATCTCAAAGAAGAAAAAGAAGGTTCTACTGTAAGCGTTCAAGAACTTAATGAACTTAATAATACTGATTTATCTAAACGCGCTAGAAAAAGCAAATCTAAAAGAAAAAATAAATCTGATAAAAGTGTTATCAGTTTAAATATTTAATTATATATAAATTTATTAAATATATATATAAATGGTTTTAGGATTTATACTTTATGAAGCCGTTGATTTATTATGGAATTTCGGTGGTATGACTTATAGAGGTAGTAAAACTGTATATAATTGGTATTATGATATTCCTACTCCCGATGATATTGAAATCAATGAACTTAAAAAATTAAATGATAGAATAGCCCATTTGGAAAAATTAATTCAAAATAATCATATTACAGCTTTAGATGATCACGAAAAAATTTCATAACTTTCTTATTGTATTATCCATTACATAATCAACTAAATCATCTATTGGTTGCATTATAAAAAATATTGATAATATCCCTATTACGCTAGGTAAATAATCTTTTAATATTTTATATTTATTTATTATTTCTATATCTTTTATTAAATCTTTTGTAAAAAATACTATTTTATGAATCACATAACTAGGTATTAATATTGTTGCCAATGATTGCCATATTATTGTATCTATAAATTTTGATACTTTATTTTTTGCTTTTTTTGCTTTCATATAACTATCATATATCATATACCCCACTGCTATAATATACGATGGAATTACCAAATATGGTAATATCGGTCTAACCGCTTCTCCTACCTCATTACTATATCCCAAATATCTTAACTTCATATACATTATTATTATATTATTATATTATTATATTATATATGTTTGAAATGTTAGATCAATATTTTTCTCCTTTACCAGGTCAATATTGTGAAATATATTATTGGTTTACTGTTATTGAATTCTTTATTTTAATTATTAGTATTGCTTACGTATTTTATAATATGTTTTTCAGTGGTAAAAAAGATAAATTAAGTTTAGGATTTATTGTATTACTTATTTCTCAACCTTTTGTTGGATATATTGTCAGTAGATTAGAATATTCTATTTGTATCAAAGCACTCAATTATAATAAATAATTTATAACATGATTATATTTCTATGTTATAAATTACAATAAATTTTGTTACACAACTTTTTACTTCCATAAAAAAATAGAGTTCCATTTCAAAAAGGGAGAGAAAAATAATGATATGTTTATACTAAAATTACACAAAAATATTATTTTTTTCTACTTTTCCTTCTTTTCCTACTTTTCCTTCTTCTTTTTCTTGTTTTACGCCTAATTCTTCTTTTACCACCACCTGACTGTGTTATTTTAAATATATATTCTACTTCTACGTTATTTATCCATTGCCCAGGTATTCTATAATTGCCCTTTGGATCCATTTCTACATCATATGTATCATCTTCATGTACTTTTTGAATAGTTGCTTTATATGGCTTATCCCAATCTTCTTTTTGTACCATTACTTTATCTAATCTTGAAAATTTAATATCTATATCATCTTCTATATCCCAATCTTTCCAAGCATCCCAATTTTTTAAATCATTATCTGATATTCCACCTATTGATCCCATAGATTTATTTAATGCATTTTTTCCTTCTTCTAACATTCCTGTAAATATTTTTTTGATTTCTCTTTTATGTTTACCACATCCTAACCAATAATCAGCATTTTGAACCAAGTCACCTGTTAATGATGTTGTATTTTTTCTTAATAATATAAAAATATCTTGGTCTATATTATAATATTCATTTCCTATTTGGTCTAACATCTGTTCAGCAGCAGCTGATTTATTCGCTTCCATGTTTTTTGCATCTTGTTCTGCTTTCTTATTTAATTTTGGTTTAATTTCTCCATCTATATTAACATTTCCTATTAAAAATGGTTTATTAGGATCTGGACGTATTAAACTATTCATATCTCTCGATTTAACGTTTGGACCACCGTGAATTCCTAATACCTGTTGAGGAACAAATGTTGTATCTTCTGGTAACAACATTGCTAATTCTCTGTTTAACTTTCTTTCTAAAAACGACTTTTCAAATTTTAATAGTTCTTTTCTCGCTTTATCTTTAGAGTTTAAAGGCGTTGTTTTTCTTTTTTCTTCAATATTTTTATTATCCGTTGCTTTTGTTTTCTTTTTTTCTTCAATAGCTTTAATGTACTGTAAATCCTTCATTATTCGCAACGCACTCTCATTTGATATTTTTAAAGGCTTTGTTATCATGGAGGCGACGGCAGACTTTGCGTTTGCAATATTTTGTAATTGATTAGTGTATTTTTCATGTTTGTTTTTTAAATCAATCATAAATATTTTTATAATAGCCTCGATATCTCTTTTTCTTAAACTTTTCCATCTATCCATTAATTGAATTACCAATGGCCTTTTTACATCTTCTGGATGTTTATTTCTACCATCTAATGCTTTTTTTATTAATAATATAAGCCCCTTTATAAGTTCCAATTTATTTGAAACTATTTGTTCTTTCATTGCAGTATATTCCTGATGATTAAACAATAAATTATATATATTTTTTACTTCTGCTTTTATTTTTTCTTTCCCTTCTTTTTTTACTACTTTTTTTATCTTCTTTCTTTCTTCTTTCACTCGTTTATTATATAATTCTCTCCACCAATTTATACAAATATAAGTTACGTGATTCGCTATTTTTTTTAATAATTTTCTATCTTTTACTACTATAAAATTCTTATCTTGAGCAAATCCTGATCTCATTTTTCTTACAAATTCTATTTTATATCTCGTATCAAAACTTGCTTGCATCATACCCGATTGTAATGATGATAATTCATCACCAGGTCTTACTACTTCTTTTACTACTGCTTCTTGCCCCTTATATATGACTCTATCATCTACATCTATTCTATTAGCCGATTCTCCCATAGTTTTATTATATCTATCACCTAATTCTTTCCCTCTAAATATAAATTTCTCCTTTCCTGAAAAATTCGTTTTATAATGCCATTTTACAGCATATCCTATTTCACCTTCTTCGCATCTTAATTTTGTATTTGTTTTATCTGTTCTTATATTTCCTTTAATTCCCATCATTCCTGCCATTGCCATCCTTTGTTGAGTTCCCATCTTATTCATATTATAAATAAATGAGATAATCTATTTATAATAATCCCGATTTAAAATTATTCATATTTCTTAATGCTTCTCTTTTTATATCTCGTTTCTTTGCTTTTTCCAATAATTCTTTTGCTTTATTTATTTCTTCTTCTGATACTTCGCCATCACCATCTTCGTCTAATACGTGCATAAATTGTCTCATAGCTCTTGGTATTATACATAATGAACTTTGTTCGTTTAATAAATGATTTGCTAATACGTGAAATACAGCTGTTATAATCAAAGCAGTTACTATATCTTTTGTTGCCATCCAACCTATTGCAAATATCAATACTTGTTTTGCTACATTATTTCTTAAATATTTTTCTTGTGCTTTTGTTAATTTTATATTAATATATTTTGAACCGATATTCAATATAATCATTATTAAACCTGCAAATAATTTACTGTTATTTAAAGAACCTAAATAGCTTCCTATAACTCCCATAAATCCTGTTGGTTTTTTTTCTTTTACTACTTTTTTTTTACTCATTCCTATTAATATTTATATATATTTTTTTTAATATAAATATTAATTATTCCAAAGTTGCTGACATTTTCGCCTTTTCTGCTGATAGTTTCATATCACGATCTACGTCACTTACATTTCTAAAGCTTATACCAGGTTCAACCGCATTTACATCGTCTAACGCGTGTAATCCCAATCGTTGTCTTTTTCTATTTACAAATCCTTCTTGTTTACGATATTTTTTTGATTTATTTTTTGCACAACTACTACATAATCCTTCTTTTTTCTTATCTTTTTCTATTTCTTCTTCTTCGCTATCTTCTTCCTCTTCCTCTTCCTCTTCCTCTTCCTCTTCCTCTTCTTCCTCTTTATTTCCTTTTGCTCCTTCTCTTACTCCATTACCAGAGTCAAAACTAATTGAAAAACCTTCACGTGAATTATGTAATAACAATACAAATATTAAAGATAATATTAATCCTTCGGTTGTTCCTACTTTCTTCATAACAACTACTATCAATACTAATAGCGCTACTTTACCTAAAGAATTATCTATTAAATTTAATAAAAAAGTTGGGGTTTTGTAAAATAATACAACCAACAAAGATAATAATATAATAGCTATTGGAAATTTCATTCTATATACATAAATAAATATATATTTTTCAAGTTATTCAAAATAAAATATAATCTATTATTTTTATAAGAATGACATCATTACATAATTTAACATTTTCTGAAATAAATTTTGATAATAATAATAAGAAAATTAGAAAAAATAAGACTTTTAAGCAGAGAAGACGTAAAGTTGACCAACGTAAAGTTGAAAATTTCCTAAACAATCTAGAAAATCACGATGATGACCAACAACCAAAAGATTTCAATGAAGAAGAAGGTGAAGAAGGTTTAGCAGATTTTAAACCTCCGCCATTACCTCAATTAACAAAAGGACCTACTGATGATATGAAAAAACACGACCCACAAAAAGAATCTGGTAAAGCCAATGATATGTTTATTGAAAAAGATGAATCCGTTACACCCGAAGGATATGATAATATGGTTACTGATAATTATAAATCTTATTATGACAATTATATTCCTTATTATAATAATCCTTCTAATCAACAACAACCTGTATTTAACAATAAAGATGAATTAATGAGAAAATTAAACTATTTAATTCATTTGATGGAAGAAAATAAAGATGAAAAATCTCAAAATGTAACAGAAGAATTAGTTTTATATTTATTTTTAGGAGTTTTTGTCATTTTTGTTGTTGATTCTTTTGCTAGAGCTGGTAAATATACACGCTAATTTATTATTATCACTTCATTGTTCGTCATCGTTTTCATCGCTAAATTGTAAAAGTAATAAGAACCTATGGTTTTTATTTCTTCTTTCCATTGTTTTTTAATTAATTTTAGTAAAATATCATTATCCGATATTTCTTCTATTGTTAATAATTCAAAATTATTTTTTCTGTATATTTCTCCTATACTTACCAACATTCCTAATGTAAATATCTCTTCTGTTGTTTTATTATACGATGCTATCAATTCTATACTTTTTTTATTATGATATGTAGTATGTGAATTTCTAAATACATAAAAACATACTACTTCCTTGTTTATTAAAACCATTTTTATATGCAATTCTTCTCTACTACATAAATGTAGTATATTTGTTATATTTGATAACATTATACATTTAAATTTATTTTTCATTTCTTCAAATAAATATACCAAATCTGTTTTTGTTTGTTCTGTTAATGATATTACATTTATATATGCCTGATCAAATCTTATATTCTTATCCCATTGTTCTATATTAAATATATAAGTATCATAACTAACTAATGGAACTACCATAGATACTGATACTCCCTCTCTTTTTGCTAATCCTACTACATATTTACTTTTATATCTAATATTAATATAATGAGTATACATCATTATCTGACCTATTCCTTGTTTTCTTCTATTTTTTTCTACACACATATAATCTAAATAACAAACTATTAATTTTTTATTATTTATTAAACATTCCAAAGGTCTTGATGTAATAGTTGCTATTAATTCTTTTTTATCAAAATACATTGATATATGACTATCATAATTATGTGATTTAAAATAATTCATTATACTATCTTCTGTGGGACTATAATTTTCTGAATCTTCTGATAAATAATCTTTTTTTATTAATTCTATAAATAGTGCCTTTTTTTCAGTATTTAATTGTGATATTTTATCAAAATATATAAATGGATTAAAATATTTATCTGCTATTGGCTTTGTTCTTTGTATTATAAAAGGTGCTTTCATCCAATAAAATATATTATGTGTATGAAATACGGGTTGTCTAGACCAAAATTGATATTTACCTTTATAATATAAATATATTACCAATAAAATAATTATTAATATAATTATTATGTGTAATATCATAATAATTATATAGTTTTTTTTCTCCCTTTTTTTACGCTTTCTTTTCATTCTTCTTTTTCTTTTCATTCTTCTTTTTCTTTTCATTCTTCTTTTTCTTTTCATTCTTCTTTTTCTTTTTCCTCCATTTAAATAATTTTTTTGTTCTTGATTTTCCTTTTATAATCCATCTATCAGGTATTTGTAAAGCATTATGCATTTCCTTATTATATTTTTTGTGTACTTTTTTCGTATTATCGTGGTATTTAGGTAATGGAAAATTACCAAAATCAAATGATATGATTTTTTGCAACATATTTAGTTTTTTCTGCTCTTTAAATTTCCTTTTCTTTCTTTTAGTAGGAATACGACTTCTTATTACCCATTTACCTGCTCTTCTTTTCCTTGTTCTTTTTTTTCTTCGTTTGTTTCTTCTCGTCCTCATATTATAATATATTTAGAAAACATTTTTTAAAAATATTTAGATATATTTTAACAATATTTATTATATGCTATCTAAAAGTAAAAATTATAAATCTTTATTTACTAAACAACAAAGACTTGAAGAATCTTCTCGTATGTTAAAAAAATATCCTACTAGACGTCCTATTATTTGTGATAGAAGTAGACATCATAACAAAGATATACCATCTTTAGACAAACGCAAATATTTAGTTCCAGATGATTGTACTATGGGAGATTTTATGTATGTTATTAGAAAAAGAATTAGAATACCTCCAGAAAAATCTATTTTTTTATTTATTGCTGATATGAATATGGTTCCTATTGGAAAAAGTATTAATGAAGTGTACGATGAATATAAAGATGATGACGGTTTTTTATATATTACTTTTGCTGGAGAAAGTACATTTGGTTAATTTTTTTTAATTACATATTATATAATGCCTGTAAATAAAGATAGAGCGCATCAATCTGTAGGTAATGGAAACAAACCTGTGAATAATGTTGCAACTTATCATACAATGAATAAAAATATTGGACCTACTTCAATGTATGATAGTAGTGTTGCTTTAAAAAATACAATTAGACGAAGATTAAATACTGCTTCTAATCCCGGAACTAATGGACCTAAAAGAGCCCAAGCATTTGGTATTAAAGGCCCAACCTTACCAAATGATCAAATACAAGTTAGCGGTGTTAATGGAAATCACAGTGACCATGTGTATTTTGTTAATTTATTTCCACGTATGAAATTGAATCATTCAACTGCTTAATATTTTTTCTATGTATTTATTATAATATGTTTAAATACATAGTAGAATTTTTAGGAACATGTGCATTTCTTTTAGTTATTTTATTAACTGGTCAAGCAATCCCTATTGCTTTAGCTTTAGCAGCAGTTATTATGTTAGGAGGCGGAATTAGTGGTGGTCATTTCAATCCTGCTGTATCTGTTATGATGGCAGTTAAAGGTAAATTGAAATATGCTGATTTAGTACCATATGTTATAGCACAAGTATTGGGAGGTTTACTTGCGTTAGAAATATCCAAAAGAATTAAATTGTAATTTTATAATTATATAATTTCTAATCAATATATAATTATAATGAACTCATCACAAACAGGACAAGCTATGACTAATGAAGCAACAAATATGGCAAATAACATAGGACAAAAATTTTCTGCCGGTAAAGCTGAAATGCTTAAATTAATTAAACAACAACAGGAGGAAGCGAGGAAATTAGCTGGACAATTGAAAGGAGTTACGGATGCAGGTGCACGTAGAGCTTTGGGAGAATATAATAAACAAATAGCAAATTTGAAAGCTACACACGCAAAAATGACAGAGGGAAATGTTCAAGGAGATGCATTAACTAATTTAAAAAATGGTTTGAATAAATCAAAAGTAGCTGCACAACAAGCACTGGAAAAAGCAAAACAAGCAGGAAAATCTACTGCAAAATTTACACGGGATGTGGCAAAGGTTGCCAAAAATCCTGGAAAATATCAAGCGAGTCAAAATACATCAAAAGCACAAGGGAAAGTTAAAGGTGGACCAATGTCACAAACGCAAAGGTTTGGACCAATTACAAGTGGTGGTCGTAAAAGAAGAACCCGACGTAAAAGAAGAAGAAAAGGCAAAAAATCTAGAAGAAGCAGAAGAAAAAAAAGAAAAGGCAAAAAATCTAGAAGAAGCAGAAGAAGAAAAAGAAAGGGTAGAAAATCTAGAAGAAAGAAAAGAAGAACTAGAAGACGTCGTTAATATTTTTGTCTATTTTTAGCATAGTCATATCATTACTTTTCTCTCCCTTTTTGAAATCAATCTCTATTTTTTTAGAGAGGTAAAAAGTTGTGTAACAAAATTTATTGTAATTTATAACATAGAAATATAATTATGTTATAAATAATTTATTCTTTTTTTAAAATTTCAAATAATAAATATAACATTAATAATGAAAATCCAGCATTGTAAATATTTAAAAAAGGTTTATTTTTGAAATTTAAAGTATTATTATGATTAATATCTTCACTATAATTTAATGCTTTATACATAGTAGCAAATCCTTCACCGATATCAGCAAATGCAACGTGTTTAGTGACACTACCTTTTGTGGTATTTCTAGTTATTTCTTTACAATATGGGACAGGTGGTTGAGCCATGGCAGACATCATAGCCATAGGATTTAATGCGGCTGCATTTTCCATAATACCTGGAACTAACCCTTTTAACCCGTGTTTAATGCCTGTTATAGGGTCTACTCCAGTAGGTTGATTATTAATATATACCCATCTTTTAGCTTGTTCTCCTGGTTTTATTTCTTTATAAATAGGTTTTCCTTGATCATCCTTTCCTTCATATGTCGCTGGTTTACATTTTCCACCAGTATTTATAAAAAATTGTCCTCCTAAAGGACCTCTTGTTTTTTTTGCTTTGCTATTACCACTTACTAATAAATCACTATAAGCAGTAATACCAATCATATTATTTGCTAATTGTAGCATAGTTCCTTTAGTGCTCATATTCATTTCTTCAGGGTTTTTAATGAATTTTCCATAATTATATTCAGGACCAACATATTCTTCCATTTTTGCCATAGGATTTTCACCGCCATCACCTGGGTCATTGCTTTTTATATCATTCATCATATCTGCCATATTTTCTCGCATTTGTATATTATATATTTATAAAAGAATATAAGTTAGTAAAATAATTAAATATATAATAATTAGTATTAATAAATATGAACACGGAATTAATAAATAGAGACCTAAAAATGTGTAGAATATGTTTACAGGATGAAGAAAATGACGATTTATTAATAAACCCTTGTAGGTGTTCAGGAACAAGTAAATATGTTCATAAAGAATGTTTAGATACCTGGAGACATACAAATATAGAAAGTGAATCATTTTTAAAATGTATGGAATGTCATACATATTATCAATATGAAAGGAGTATTGAAGAATTGAAATTATTTTTTTTTGATTCTAAATTAATACAATTTTTAACATACTTTCCATCGATATTTATGTCTATAATATTATGTATAATAGAATCATATATAACAGATTATTCTATAATCGATATGTTAAATTTTGGCAATAAAACAAACACAGACTATAGATGTTATAAGATGAAAAGTTATTCGTTGTATCACAATAGGACATATACAAAATGCGAGCCTTTGACATTAAAAGGGTTTATAAAAGGTGAATATATATTAACAATATCATTTTATTTGTCTTTTTTGTTTTTTTTACAATCAATAATATTTGTATCATATCATAGATATGTGATTTACAATTATACTATAAGAATAAATGAATATTGGAAACAATATAAAATGGATTATATAGTAAGATTAATATACTATATTAGATTTATAGTAGGATATTATTGTTATGTATATAATACAGATGATGTAGATACAATTTATTCATTTATAGTAGGATTAATATTAACGAATATGATAGAGGGAGTAATGAATGTAGGATTTATAAGTACACATAAAAAAAGAATTACTAATATGAATGATTCAAGAGAAGGAGTGACTATATTACCTTATATAGAAGAAGATGATATTGAATTAAACGATATATCATTAGAATATAGAGATGAAGAAACAGAAGATGAAGACGAAGAAATAGAAGAAGAAGGACAAAAAGCTTACGGATAATGTAGGGATATAATTTATATAATGAACTTAAATAATACATAATATATATTTAATATTATGTATACGTGGATTATCGTAACAGGAGGTATATTTGCTTTTTTTGCAGCAATGGGAATTGGTGCGAATGATGTAGCTAACGCATTTGCCACGTCTGTAGGTTCAAAATCATTAACTATGAAACAAGCAGTTTTCCTAGCAGTGGTATTTGAAACATCAGGTGCTGTATTAATGGGCTCGCATGTTACTAATACTATTCGTAAAGGTATTGCTGATTACAAATGTTTTGAAGAACAACCAGAATTATTAATGTATGGTTGTATGTGGGTAGTATTGTCTGTTGGATTATGGTTATTTTTAGCCAGTTATTTAGAAATGCCAGTTTCCACAACACATTCTTGTGTCGGAGGAATGGTTGGTATGGCTATAGCATTAAAAGGAAGTAATTGTGTTATATGGTATAAACCATTGGATACCTTTCCTTTTGTAGGAGGAGTCGGTGGTATTGTATTATCTTGGTTTATATCACCTTTATTTTCTGCAATAATTGCAGCATTTGTTTTTCAAACTTTAAGAACATTTGTATTAAGACATGAATTTAAATCTGAAAGAATTAATTGGACTTATCCTATTCTAATTGGTTCTACAATGACTATTAATACTTTTTTTATTATATATAAAGGTGCAAAAGGGTTGGGTTTAGATAAAACACCAATTGGAATAGCAATAGGTGCTTCTTTTGGTATTGGTTTAGTTTCTTCTTTAGCTTCAGTTCCATTTGTCCCAAAGATAAAAAGATTAATTGAAAATAAATTTAATAAGGGTGAATTAGAATTAACAAATATTTCTGTTGAAATGAATGAAAATAGTAAAACTTTTAATATTAAAAATGAAAGTGAAATGAATCGTGTTATAAAATTGCACGAAAATGCTGAAAAATTTGATGTAAAAACGGAATATACGTTTAGATATTTACAAATATTTACAGCCATTTGTGATGCTTTTAGTCACGGTGCGAATGACGTAGCGAATGCTATAGGACCTTTTGCTGCAATGTGGGCTATTTATAATGGTACTGATATTAGTAAAAAAAATGATATGGATGCGGATGCTTATTGGATACTTGGTATGGGAGGTATAGGTATTGCTATTGGTTTATATGCATATGGTAAAAAAATTACACACGCAATTGGAACAAAATTATGCACTATTACTCCATCTAGAGGTGTATCTATAGAATTAGCATCTGCTCTTGTTATTATTGCTGGTAGTCGTTTAAAAATTCCTTTATCTACTACACATTGTCAAGTAGGTGCTACAGTAGGTATTGGTGCTCTAGAAAATCCAAAAACTTGTGGTGGTATTAATTGTAGAGTTTTCGCAAAAACAGCATTAGGTTGGATAATTACTTGTTTAATTGTAGGTATAACAGCAGGATTGTTATCAGCACAGGGTGCATACGCTCCTGCTATTTATAATTATTGTCCTGGAAATACAACATTATAAATTATCCAAGTCTTTCGCCGCTTGATCTTTTTGTCCTTTGGTTTCTTTTATAGCTGCTTGAATTTTTTCAGCATTATTTTTAATATCTCCTGGAAATTTTTCACTGGTTCTTTTCATATCAGAAATATCAGTTTCAAATCCTCTTATTTTTTGACGTAAATTTTTTAATTCCGCTTGTTGATCAGTTGCTACATTTTCTTGTGCTCCACTACAATCATTACCTTCTATTATAACACCTTTTGTTAAGTATTTGCCTATTATATAAACAAATCCAGTAAAAACTAATATTTTTATTAAAGGAAGTATTGTATAAAATATAAATTTAGTAATTCGTTTCATTTGTATATTATTAATAAAAAAATATAATTAATTAATAATATATTAATCATCAGTAAGAGCAGCTACGCGTTCTGCGTCTTTTGTATTTTTTTTTATATCTTTGTCATATTTATTAAATGTTTTACCAGTTTTATTAATATTACCTTCTAATTTTTCACTATTTTTTTTAATTTCTTGTATTAATTTTGTATTCTCTTTTTGTGTGATATCAAAACATTTACTTTCATTTTTACTTTTATTTATATTACATTTAAAACATTCATAACATTTAAATTTATTAAAATAATTATATAACATCATTATTATAAAAAAAAATATAGTTACATTAATAAGAAAATTATTTATATTCATATATAATTATATGTGATTTTTTCTTTCTCATTTAGTAATATATGTACCAATCGATTCATAAAAGAGCTCATAATTGTGTAAGTAATAGTAAATGTAATTATTCCGTTCCTAAATTTGCACAATCACAGTGGTGTAATAAAGATGGTCAATGTAAAAGATTAAAAGACAAAAGAGGATATATTACTCAAATATTACCAGATAACCGTTTATATGAAAATAAAGTCGGTTGTAAAGATAGAACAAAATATCCTTTAATTAAATCTGGATTACAACCTAATAATAATGAAAATAACTATAATTATAGTTATAATGATTATTTGAAAAAAAGATTAATGACATATGATAAAAAAATACCAACCATTAAACCTAATGAAGGTACTTCTAAAACTTGGGGATATAAAGGTAATTGTCAAACTGAAGTAGCCGCAAATTGCCCTCATAATGCTGTAACATATAGTAAAAAATCTAATCCTAGATTCTATAAAAATGGTGCTGTATCATCAGGTTCTAGATTAGATAGATTAAAATTAGATACTATAAGAGGTGCTAAAAGATGTGAAAATAATAATACAAAATGTAATGGTATTTATTCTAATGCATCCAATAGAATAAACGGATATAAAGATTTATTTAATCTAAATCACAAAGAAAACGGATGTCCACAGGATTATGCTAGAAATAGAGTATTAGGTAACTTTAATAAATTATATAGATGTTAATAAAATATATTTATAGTATATATTCATAAATATGCCTACCACTATAAATATATTTAATAGAAATACTTATGATACACAAGATAAATTTTTACAAATGAAATATAATATTAGTAATAAAAATACTACTAGAGATAATAATTGTTCTACTCCTTTTAGAATGCCGTATAAACATAATAGAAAAGTAAATAATAAAAATGATTGTGAACCTAATACTAAAATATTAAAGGATAATCATTCATTATATTGTTGTTATGATCCATATATTAGAAATATTCAAAACCCTGGTGGGAAAATTGTTAATAATTTTTTATATTCTAACAATGGTTATTTATATAAAAAACACGTTTTATACAATCAAAATACTGTATCTGGATTTCAATCTTCTAACCCCGTAGATATTTCCAAAAATTTATATCAAGTAACTCCTTTTGTTCGAGAAACTAATATTAAAACATTACTATCTATTGTATCAACTGAAATAAAAATACATACCGATGATACTTATAAATATGTTTTTGGAGGAGGAGAATATAATTCAACACAACAATATGGATTATATAACGGTGTATATATATTTAAAGATGTTCCAGAGGACCATCCTATTGCTTTTTTAAATAATGGTATTGTAGGATTATCATATACAGGTGATTCTGATAAAAAATATACCAAAGCTGTACTTAATTCTACTAACGATGGAACCTATGATTTTTATTATGGGGATGTTACTGTAACTGTTATTGGTGAATTCGGTTTTTTAAGTGCATATTGTTATTATCACGGTTATATGGGAGCCGAAAAAAAATTTAGGTATTTTTTAAGTAGTGATAATTTAAAAAAATATTGTAGAAAAGCCGTATGGAAAATTTCTAATAGAAATCATAAACAAAACGGTGCTGTTTCTAATCGTTCTAGAATAAATAGATTAAAATATAATGCTGTAAATGCTAGAATAAATAATTATCATGGTGCTATTTGTCAAAATAGAAATAATAGTTGTTATGATAAAAATCTTGCTAGATATAGAGTTGATATAGCACCTCCCAAATCATGTAAACCTTTTACTAGCAAAACTAATAAAAAATTATCTTGTAATCCTGACTACACTGGTACTGAACCTATTCCTGATATATCTGTTAACTATGTATTTCCTGTCTTTCAACCTTTGGATAAACCACCGCCTACTAACGGTTTAATCTCTTCATATTATCAAAACAATTTTTGGTTATTCAATACTGATTCTAAATATAATATTTTAGAATTTAACACTAATTATAATAATGCTAATAAAAATACACAAGTTGGTCCTGTATATACAAATAATGAAACCATGAATATCCCTGATACTGTTTATAATACTTATATAACTGAAAATGATGTAACATATGAAGCTATTGGTAAATATATCACGACTGTTACGCAAACTAACAAAGTAACAGGTGTCACAACAACTACTTCTTATGTAACAGATCCTGATAAAACATTATCTACAGGCGGTGAACAACGTATTGAACCACCTCCTATTGACCCATTCAATATACAACCTATATTACCAAAAATTATAATATTAGCATTACAAACTAATAATTATACAGTTAATTTGACGGTTGATTTAAATGATTTAAATTATTGGTCTTATAAAATAGATGATAATAAGGAAATAAATGTTATGAATGGTTCAAAAGTTTCATTTACTGTAAATAAATACAAACAATATAATTTATATCTTTGTGGTTATTCAAGTGATAATAATAAATTAATTACTGAATCCATCACATTTACTACAAGTGATCCATCATTAATTTTTAAAAATATATCTAATAATACTCCTACTGAAACTGTAACATTATCTGGTTCATCTACCACAACAACAACTAATACAACAACAACTTATACAACAACTAATACTAATACTAATACTAACACTAACACTAATACTAATACTAACACTAATACTAATACTAACACTAATACTAACACTAATACTAATACTAATACTAATACTAATACTAATACTAATACTAATACTAATACTAATACTAATACTGGATATTAACAAAGTATAAAAAAAATTGAATTAGATTTAATTTATATTTATTATTATAAATTAAATGAAAACGACCAGAATGAGTAATACAAAAGAAAAAATTATTAACGACTTGGAAAAATTGCATTTCAATTCAGGAGAATTATGTGATAATAAATCACAACAACTAGTAACAGCTATATCCGAATCATACAATAATAATATTCAAATAGCAAGTATGTATGTAATATTACCAACATTAATTCCATCTATAAATACTAAGATATTTAATGAACATATGTCAAATATGTATTGTGTATTTTATACAAAAGAGAATGGAAAATATGTAACATATGAACAAGATTTGATTGGTTTTATTGAACATTGTCAAGAAAAAAAGAAAACAATGATGATATTTTTGAGCTTAGAAGGATATGGATACGATAAGAAAGATAAATATATTACACACGGTGCGTGTATGTTAGTTCATAACAATAAAGTATATTATATTAATTCACACGGCGGTGCATTATTATGGGCGAATTACTTTTGTTATGAAGCAACAAAAACACGAACGAATACAATAAAACTGAAAGAAGCGCTAGATATAGTTATAATGAAACAAATAGTAAAATACATCAATAGAAATGTTGAAGAAAAGTTAACATATGATTCTAGTGAGAGACATAATTATTTAGGTAGTAATTTACAATATGGTGATGACGATGGTTTGTGTTTTATCTTTCCGATAAAGTTGTGGTTTAATCTAGAAAAAAATTATAAAAAATATACAGATATGTTAGAAAATAAAGAATTAACGAAAATGATATTGATTTGTTTTGCAAATAGTAAAAAGTTAAAAAATTTAGTAAAATATGGTAAAAACATTGAAAAAGTATCAGAGAAGTATGAGGATATGTTAGGTTATAATAAAATGTTTTACTATAGAACGTTATTAGAATGTAGAAAAGAATTATTAAAAAAAAAATATATAGATAAAATATAGTTTAATGACAGAAAATATAAAGACAACAATTAGCACAGGTAAGAATACATTTGACGCAAAAGGAGATTTTTTACCTTGTGGAAATTATTATTATAAGATAAATAATTTTAAAGATAATCTTTTTTATGGAGATTTATCTTGTAGAGGCGAATATGGTACATTTTGTTTTAAACCATTAGATTTAGTTCAAATGATGGCGATAGGACAATCACGATTAGCAAGAAGAACCGAATTAAATGAAGAAAAATTACCAAATTACGATTCACCAGTAACGAGTCCTTGTAATGGAATGAGAAGAAATTTTTTAAATACAAAAATAAGTATGAGAAATACTTCTAGATTAAATGTAGTAAATACATATAAAAAAGAAGAGCCTAATAAATGTTCAATATGTTTAGTGGATACAATTGTAAATATAAAAAAATTACCTTGTGGACATGAATTTCATAAACATTGTATTAATTCTTGGTTGACTAGAAATAATACTTGTCCAAATTGTAGAGAACCAGTAAGAAGACCACCACCACCACCACCACCTAGTACATCAGAATCTAATACAAGAAGAAGACCTAGTACTGAATTATTTAGAACTAACAGAACCAGACCAATATCAAGACCAATATTTAATAATTATATATACACAAGAATTCCACCACGGGAAAACCTGGAAGTGGAAAATTTACAGTTGGGGGGAATAAGAAGAATAACTAGATATGAGGAACAATATTTAGTTAGGGAAAATTCTAGTCATTCGGATGATTAATATATAAAGGTATTATATTAAAAGTATATTATATGCCTACGAATAAAAAAAGAAAAAAAGAAAAAAGAAAGAAAGAAGTGGAATATAAAACAAAAGAAGAGAGAAAAGAACAAGTAAAAAATATAATAATAGAATTTACAAACTTTGAGTTAGGGTATAAATATGAACCAGTTCAATTATTGTATTTATTATTCAAAAAATATATAGATGAGGGAGTAGCAGTAAAAATTAATATACCATTTCCAATGATAGAAAGAAGGATAGTAGGAGAATTAAAAATAGGAAAAAAAGAAAATAGTGTAATATGTTTAAAAAAAGAAAAATTGAATTAATTATAATTAATATATTAATAATTATAATTAAGAATGTCTACCTTTGTTGAAAGTGAAAATAATAGCAAAACTTTTATTATATATTTGTTGGATGAATCAGGTTCAATGTATAATACAAAAGATGATACAATAGGAACAAGAGATAAATGTATAGAAGAAATGAAAAGTATGAAAGTAGAAGGAGAAGAAAGTGAACCAAGTTTTATATATTATACATTTTCAGATAATTTATCTAACGAATTAAAATTTGAAAAATTGAATGATATTGATGTTACAAAGTTAAATTATAATCCTGGAGGAGGAACAGCATTATTGGATTCAATAGGTAAAATAGTAGATAAATATAAAAATAAAACTAATGTAATAATGTTTATATTTACAGATGGTCATGAAAATATGTCTAGAGAATATTCATATTCAACAATACAAAAAATGACAACGGATTATAAAAAAGAAAAAAATTGGCAATTTAAATTTATAGGAGCAAATATAGATGCATTTAGTGTTGCTAATACATTAGGAATAGATAAAAACGATGTAACACAATCTTTACATAGAACTCCATTACACCCGAGTATGACTAGAGGTATATCAAATACATTACTTACAGCTAGAAATAGTAGTGTTAATAATATAAGAATAAGATCATTACCAAATAATTTATTTGTTAATGCAAATGGAGTGGGGTTTAATAATGATGATACAATAAGACGACCGCCACATAATAATGAAGTATTACAAGCACCTACACTAGTAAGACAACAAGCGGTTTCAATGTTAGATATGGGACTGGAAGATCAGTTCCCATAATAAATTAATTGTTTTTATCATTAATGAAAATATTGTTTGAATTAATATATTTATTATAAGGAACATTATTGTTAATACACCAATTAATACATTTTTGAATATTTTGACTTTTTATATTATCAATTTTTTCATTTTTATTTTTAGTATAATTATTAATTAATTTAATGGTATTTAATATATTTTCAATTTGTTGTTGTATTATGATAGAATTAATTTCTTCAATTTGATTTTTGAAATATAATTGTATAGGTAAATTTAAAAATCCAATAATTTCATATTTTTCATAATCAATGCTATTTAATACTTTTAAAATATTATAGAAACGATTGGTAATTTTATTAGTATTATCAAATAAGAAATCAGTACATACAATATATTTTTCTGAATTCGCATATCTACTAGTATTAGGTTTTGTAATATAAACATTAGTATAAAAACATGATAGCATATAAATAATTTCAATAGTAGGTTTTGAAAACATATCAAATATTTTTAATATAAAACTACCGCCTTTTTTTTGTAATGATATAGCATATATCATTTGTGTAAATAATAATCTAATAGCCATTTTTTCTTGATTATTATATGAAGTAGAAAAATCAAATCCACCATCGCCAGTAATAATATCCATAGAATTAGCGTGTTTTTTATAACAATCTAAAAAATTTTCAGGGTTATATAAATTTCCATCATTAGATATACCTTGTTCAATAATAACATTTTTATTTTTATTTAAAAATTTTTCACTTTTTTTCCATCCTGGAATATTTTTATTAGATTTATCTATTAATGTAATACCATAATATTTATCATATTCATTATTACGTATATAAGCAGTAGCTTCAATGAATCCACCAGGTCCTTCTGCTAAATGATAAGTTTTAATAGGTTCGTCTATAAAAATAGGAATACTTTTGAAAGTTTGATATATTTCTATTAATTTAAAAAAAGCTCTAGATATTGGTTTTAATTTTGAAATACTAAAATTATTATGAGGTATATTAGTATGTATAAATTCATATGGATTAGTATATTTTTTCATATTATCCCATTGTGATAAATAATTATCAATTAATTTTTTAGTGTTATCTAAATAATTAGATATAGATTTACTTACAAATTTATTGGACTTATTACTTTTGATATCCATAGTTAGTTTAATATCATTAGGAGTAATAATTTGATTTATCTGATGTAATAAAAAATATAACATTTCTATATAAATAATATTAAACTATTTAATATTATTTTTTTATTAATTAGATTGTAAAGTTATTTTTTTCTTATATTTAATAACTTCTCTTATTTTTTTTCTTTGTTGTTTCTCATATTCTTTTAATTTATCTTTCAATGAATTTTTATCATTATTATTTAATTCACAATTATCGTCACATAATAACTTTGTAATTTGTTCTTCATTAACTTTTCTAATTTTTTTAAATATGAAATAATTGTTAATAAAGGATAATTTTTTTTCTTCATCACTCATTAACAATGCATCCCCAATATTTCTTTTATTAAATTTTGGAGGAACTTGATTTATATCATCAGACATTTTTTCATATAAAATACTAAAAGAATCAATAGGTTTATCAATACCCATATGATGAATATCTTTTTTTGGACATAATTCAAAGCCATATTGTTGTAAAATATTAGTAAAATATTCAAAATTAACAAGATATTCTGTTATAGTTTGATTAATAGATTCTTGATATACATCTATTTTTAATCCTAAACAAGAACTATTATTTTCTAATTTTTCAATATTATTATCATATAATTTAGTTATGCTATTAATTACATCATTATCATCATTTTTCATTATATAACTACTATTTTTATTAATATTATCTAATAATTTAAATATTTTATTACCATCATAACAAGTTCCTATGAAATATCCATTTAATTTACAATTTTCAGAAATATTAGTAATAAATCCGGTTAAATATTGAATATTCTTAAAGAAATAATGAGATGAAAATTGATTAGATATAATGTCAAATCCACCTTCACCGTTTTTAATGTTAACAGCACCATATACATTATCGTGTTTTAAAGCTTTTGGTAATTCTTTTGAATCTTTAGATAATCCTTCACCATATATTGCATTCATATATTTAATAGAACTTTCATCTGTTAAACCTTGACTATTTATAAATGCATCGCCATTTTTAATATTAAAAGCACTATTTGCAACTAAGAATATACATCTAGGAACATACATTCTTTTTTGTCTAGCTTTTAGGTAACGTGAACAAGCACCGTCAAATTGACTATTAATATTATCAGAACTAACATCTAATCCAACAACTAATTGTAATTTAGCTACTTGCCATTTATATAAATCACCAGCTTTACCTACAGACATATCTAACAATTTATCTCTTTCTTTTGACATTTTAGTAATTAACATAAATTTAACATATTTATTATGAAAATCACGCAAAGCTCTGGTAACAGTTTTATTATTTTTACGTTTGTAATAAACATCATTATCTAAATCTTGTATATTTGGTAGTTCTTTGGGGTTACAAAGCATTTTTTCAGTAATTGGATTATGAATAGATCTCCAAACACTATTAGCAGTTTTATAATCATTTCCTCCTCCTCTATTTTTTCCTGTATTATATGCATATGTTTTATCGTGCCTTACACGAATAGGTATAAATTGCCAATGATTATCTTTTGTGATATTAAATTTAAATTCAACAACATATCCATCTTCAAATATTTCTTCATCTTCTTCAGACATCATATACAAACTATTACCTATTTGAGTTAATGGAATATTACATTCGTGAACCTTCCAAGTATAAGAGGGAGATGTAGGATAAAAATTCACAGGTAAATATTTTTTTTGTTCTTTCCAATTATTAGCATTAGGTATAATATCTTCTAACAAATTATGACAAGGATTTAAGAATCCATGTTTATGTTGTGAAAATCCGACTTTTAAATCAACCGTTTTATACTGTACTACATTAGAAACACTTTTAGTATCAATTCCTTTATTATATTTATATTTTACAATATCATCTTTATTATTTTTTTTATGCGTAGTAACTAAGAAGTCTATTGTATTATAATGAGATGGTTTCCATTTAAATGAATAATCCCAAGTTTTTTGTTTAGAGTGCTCTCCAATAATGTCACTACCTATACTTTTATCAATAGGAGTATATATTAAACCATCTACATCGTAAGGAAATCCTTTATTATCAATTTTAGTTAATATTTTGCTAGAAGCTTCAAATATATCTTTATTAGTAATATTATCTTCAAAATCTTTCATCTTAATATAAAGTGGTGGCAAATCATCATCTTTTTTTTTATTAATAGATTGATTATATATTTCTAATGATTTACATATTGCCGATAATGTATCTTTTCTAAATTTGTCACGATCAATAGGATTACTTTTACTATCTTTATATTTTAATGAACTTATATTCATAAAAGGATAACTTCTATAATCATCTCCATTCCAAAAATAAATATCAAAAGCCAAATATATTGGTTTATATTCACCATTAGAATTATGTGTTACTAATTCACCATCTAATATAGTATTAATTAATGTTTCTTTACCACTTCTACCTACATTACATCCAGTAAAAGTTACATTCATATTATTGTCTATTAAATATATATTTCCATCTTTGTAAATATATAACAATCTTCTTTCTCCATCTGCTTTTTCTGTTACTGTATATGGTGTATTAATATTAGGAACTTCATTTTTATATTCAGGAATAACATTCTCTAATTCTAAACTAATACTATTATATCCAATAAAATTCTTTTTTTGCTGTAACATATATTTTTTTAGTTCCTTTTTTTCAGTTTTATCAATTTGATTCGTTAATTTTAAATATTCTTTTATAATATCCGTTTCTAACGAATATTTTATAGGATAATTACTGTTTTGTAATCCAGACAATACATATTGTATACCTTTTTTTATAATATTAGGTAAAATTTTATTATATATATTGCTTTTTTCAATTACTATATCATTTATCATTTCTAGTTCTATTTCATATTCTTCAATATTATTAAATACATTTGAATCTTGTATATTTTTTGTAGGAACCATACTATAACCCCATCCTCTATCGTTTTTTTTGGTTTTTGATGATTTTACTATACTAAAATCAAATTTAATAGGATAATCTTCTTTCATCAAAGTAAAACGTTTAATATATCTGTATGTTTTTAATTTATCTGTCCAAGAATTCATATCAGTTTTAAGTCTCATACCATTTCTTCCTTTGCCATACCTTACATTTCTCTCACTTTTATAATTAATTCTCATCTCATAATCATTTATATCTAATTTATGAAAAACATCAGGATATTCACCATCCTCTATTTTTGATTTATATAATCTATGTGCATTCATTTTTATCATAGTATTTGTATCATATTTTTTTATCCTTTTATCTGTAAACTTCACATATGAAGGAATATCATCAAAATTTATATTATTAGATTTACAATATTTTTGTATATTATCAAAACCATTTATTTCAACTCTAGTACTAGAATTAGACCAAGATTCATATCTTTCACTATAATATTGATAACTTATAGTTAATCTATAATCACCTCTTTTGTTTATTACACTAAATCCACAATTTTTTAATTTATTTATAGTATTATCAAATTGATTCTTTGTAATAGGATTATTACGTTTATTTGTTCCAAATCTTATTTCAAACTCGCTATTTCTTTTATCAAGGTCATAATTATTATAATAATCAACATAAAATTTAAACAATTCACTACTAGGTGTATTTTTCCATTTATTTAATTTTTTTATATCTTTATTGTTGTTTTCTTTTTTAGTAACCGATTTATCGGACATATATATATTCACACATATTATATTTAATATATATTCAATTTATTTTTTCTTGTATTAAAGAATATAACTTTTTCTTTGTAAATTTCTTTTGACCTTCTATTTCATATACTATATTTAATATTTTACACATATTAATCAACTGTTCTTTTTTATAATTAGTTATTGATTTTAATGGTTTATCTATATTATCTATTACTATTAATTTATTTTTTAATTCCATTATATCTATAATTGAATCATTTAAATATATACCATAATTATCTTTTCCTTTTTTTATAACACAATATCTTTTATTAACATCTACTATTTTATTATAATACATATAATCATCTATATAAATAAAATTATAATTATGTATAATACATAATGAATATACAGTATTTAAATTAAGTTTATTATCATTAACTAGATTATTTTCTATATTATTTCTTTTAATTTTCAACTCTTTTAATTTTTGTTTATTATTTCTAATCATAGATACATAATTTATTTTATTATCTTTTTCCACCTGAAATTGATTATTATTTGAAAAAATATATTCTTGTAAATTATTATTTATAAATATATTCCAACACCAAAATAAAGAATCATTATAATGTTTATCAGGATAAAACCAATCTATATTCTTCTTCTCTTCTTTCTTTTCTTTTTTTATATAGACTGTTTCTTTTTTTTTCTTATTAATAATATCTGGTATACTATTAATAATATTAAACATATTTTCATTTGATAATACATATTGAGATAATTCATTCATATTAATCATTTAATAATAATTCTGAATTATCTTTAACATCTTTTTTTTTATTATAAAAATTTTTTTTAAATTCATCTTTGATATTCTCTATATCTAATAAATTTTTTTCTTGTTTATTAATGTAATTGATAAAAGTATTTAATTCACCAATTAAATTATCTGACATATTAGTTATATTAATAAAACAACCGTTTCTATTTTCTGATATATGAATGTTATGATTATTTAATATTATTAATACTTTTTCGTGATGTATAGGATCCATATTTTCTATTATTGATTTTAATTTTTTTGCAATTACTACTTTATCATTCATTTATAAAAAAAGTTTTTTTATATTTAAGTTATTTTTTTTTAGATTTTTGAACCATTATTCTTTGTTTTTCACAAGTATTTTTTATATATTCTCCTAATAATGATATTGTATCATCATTTAATTGATATCGTATTCCTATAACTCTTATATATATAATATCACCTATATCTGTATTTTTAAATATATCATTTTTTTCATCTGATTTATTTTTTCTTGGTTTTATATGATGGTCACGTGCAATAAATATTGTTACTGGATTATCTAACTCTTCTTTTTTTCCCTTTTTATTATAAAATGCTGCTCTAAATCCAGCTCTTGTTTTATTTTTTATAATACAACACATTTCCATACCTTCTACAGGTCTACACAATTCACAATTAAACGATACATCAAATATAATATATTTATCTTGTATTTTACCAGCAGAATGAGATATAATTTCAATAGAATTTTTTTTTATATAACCCTCACATACACATTTTCCTGATAATTTATTATTAAGCTCTTGTAATATATTACTTTCTATATTATTTCCTAATACATTAAATGGTAATTTAACTTTTCTAGTTAATATATTTCTGATATAAACACCATTGTTATTTTTTTTTGACATATATTAATTATAAATATTATTTTTAATATATATTCAATTTTATTAATATTTATTAATATTCTATATTTAATAAATTTTTATTCATTATTGACAATTTTTTTAATTTTGGTAATATTTCTATATTATATAATTCATTTTCTAATGATGAAAAAAACCACCTTTTATCATTTTTGTTAATATCATCATAATGTCTTAATAATAATTCTATAGCAGCACACGCAATCATATCTTGTATAGGCCAACGCATTAAACTTTGTATAATATAATCATTATCTGCTATTTCTTTTTCTATTATATATTTATTTTTATTATAATCATCCCAATACTTATTTTGGTTTTGTTGTTGTTCATATAATTTACCATCTAACTTATTTTTAAATTTCCATAATGAAATACTAGTACCTGTTTTTATAACATTTGATTTATCTTTTTTTTTATATAAAACATGTGTATGTTTTTTACTTGTTCCTTTAAATGCATTTATCCAAGGATAATTATTTACTTTTAATAATTTTTTCAATATATCAATTAATTCGTTTTTTTTAAAACCTTGTTCACACGTTTGACCTTTTTTGTATATTTTTTTATCCATTTTTTTTATTTTAAAATATTCTCGTTTTCTTTTTGATCCAATATAACCTATCGGTATATCCATTTCTATTGTATTATCCCACGATTTAGTAAACTTCCATTTTGATATCAATGATTGTTGTATTAACTGTCTTGTTCCTTTTTTTGCTAATGTTATTGAAAAATCATCATTTAAAATATATATAGGTGATGCTACTGAATCTTCGTTCTTTATAATAATATAATTTTTATTATTATGAGTTACAGTGTTTTTATTTAAATAATATTTTGTTCTTTCTTTTAATTCATCATTATCCACTTTTGATATCTCATTTAAAAATGTAATTTTTTCATTAAATAATAACATATCCATTATATGATCAAATCCATATTGTTTTAACTTATTTATATCTATATTATACCCATTATCTTTACGAGAATATTCTTGTACTATTATTGAATAATATTTTTCCCAATTTTTTAATTGTTTCTTTTCCAATTTCCATTCGGTATTTATTTTTGTCAATGTTTCATATTTATTTTTTACATCATTGTATGTTGCAAATTGTAAATCATCCTTTAAATTCAACATAACATTATTATCTAATTCAAAGGTTATTTTTTTATTTTTAAAAGATAATGGATTTTTTATATTATATATACTATTATTTCCATCATCTAAATCAATCGGTTTAAATAAATATAAATCTCCTATATTATGTAAATATCCTTGTCTTCCTAACATATCCTCTATAAATTCTCTTTTATCTTCTATTAAAATATTTAATGCTTGATTTATTTGTATATTATCATATTTTCTATTTTTTTTTATATTATGAATCAATGTTTCTTTATCATATATATAATTTTCTTTAAACAACATTCTTATTCTTTGTAATATTTTTCCTATACTTAAATTCAATATATTATCATTATATGTTGAAATATTTTTATTACTATTAATATTGTTTTTTGGTTTACATTTATACTTACAATCCATAAATCCACATATTAAACTATTATCACTATATCCTATTTCAAAATTTTCTACTATTTCATTTGGTCCATATGAAACTTTTATGTTTTCTTTTTTATTTAATTTATTTTTTGTTAATAACATTTTATTTTTATTTAATAAACAATCTACTGCATTTTCTTTTAATATACTTGCGATTTCTCCTATTTTTTTTGCTTTTCTTTCTGCTACTTTATAAATATGTAAATCTATTGGTTCTTCGTCTCTATTTAATTTAGTACCATGTAAAAATATAGTTGTATTTCTTTTTTCAAATTTTAATGAACAATGACTTAAATTTCGTATCGCTCTACCTTCTACTTGTGCTTGTCTATATAAATTATACCATGGTTCTAATATATGAACATTTCTTATATTTTTAAAATCTAATCCTTCAGAACCAGCCGATGATATTATAACTACTTTAATTATTTCACCATTCTTATTTTTTATCCCATTACAAGCAGTTAATTCTTTCATATTATTTCCTTTTGGTGAAAAATTATTATCACCAGTTATCATTATATATCTACCTTTTATATTTTCACTATTTACTCTTGATTTTTTAAATAAATTTTCTCCTTTGGTATCTTTTCCCTTATATCTCAAATATCCTTCATGTTCCAATGCTAATGCTATTGGTATACATCCACCATAAATATATTGTGAATATATCAAAGTTATTCCTTCTGAATCATTTATTAAATTTATTATATTATCTATTTTTCCACTATATTTTTTTAATTCAGGTTTTTCAAAAATATTCATATATTGTCTTCTTTCTTCATTGTATTCAAATTTAAATACACCATTATCATTTTTTTTCATATACATTATACCTGTTTTTTCACCTGGTTTTCCTCCTATTAAACCTAATTTACCATATGATTTTTGTATTGTTTTTTTATTTATATCACCAATTATAGGATACGTCATATTTAATATTTGTTTGGCAGAATCCATTTCTGCTATACCAAATGAGCTATTTTTTTTGTATTCTATATATTTTTTATAATATTTATCTTGTTCACTTCCAATATCATTTAAATATATATCTAAATAATTTATTTCTCCTTTCCCTTCTTTTTTATTAATTATATTTTTTGGATATTTAATTTTATTATTACTTAATAAATATTGTAATGAATTATCTTCTAATGATTTAATATCTTTTGGATATATTCTAAATGGAAAATAATACGGGTCTTCTCCTTGAACAAAACTTATATATCCTGTCATTTTTTGAATCAATAATTCTTTTCCATTCTTTTCAAATTCTCCTTTTTTATTAAATATATCTGATACTTGTAATATAAATCTATTATCGTTCAAATTCATTAAATTTAGTAACCATATTATTTCTTTATAATCATCAAACATAGGAGTAGCTGTTAATAATAATAATTTCATATTATCCGAATAAGATACCAATTTTAAAAATGAATCAGTTGTTGATTTTGAAAAATTACTTTTCCCCCCTTTTAATGGTTTTAAATCTCTAATATTATGAACTTCATCTATTACTAACATTCTATTTGAAAACATTTTTTTTATTAATAATATTGATTTATTCTTTTGTTCCTTATCTACTCCTTCTGTTTTATATTTATTCATTACTTTCGTAATATAATTTGAAAATTGAACATATCCCATAAATTCATAAGAATTTTTTATTATTTTATTTACTCCTTTTATTATTTTATTTTTTGGTAAATTTTTAATATTATGTGGATTTACTTCTTTTATTAATTTATTACCTATACATGATTGATTTATACTCCAAATACCTAGTGTTTTTTTTAATTTGAGAGTAGGAAATAATTGATACCTAAAATTTTCCAATATATTTGGTTTTGCAACAACCATTATTTTTTTCATTTTATCTTGTTTCAAATATTCACGATATTCTTCACACGTTGCTATAGCCGAACAGGTTTTACCAGTTCCTAATCCGTGAAATAACAATAAACTATTATATGGTGTTTGTGATGACATAAAATTTTGAACAAATGTTTGATGAGTATTTAATTCAAATACTCTTTTATTACATATTTCATCTGTAACTTTTTCTATTGATCTATCTAAATTTGGTGTATTATATATCATATTTTCATACTCTTTTCTTTTCATTAATTTACTATTAAATTCTTTATCTTCTAATAATGGATATAAATTATATTTATCATTAACTTTATTCTTTTCAACATTTTTTATATTTTCTTCTTCAATGCATTTCTTATAATTATTCACTACTTCATTTGCATTGTCTACATATGTATTATTTTTTAAATATTCTTTCATTGTCAGTATTAATATTTCACATTTTGATTTATTCTTCTTCTTCTTGTTATTTCTTTTCGACATTATTAATATATTATGAGATTATACTATATTTATGTAAAATTTTATCTATTTTAATTATTATATCTCTCTTTTCTAAATTATATGGTCTTATTATAGATAATACTTCACTTAGAGAACACCATTTCATTTTACTTACTTCACTCTTTTGAAACTTATTCATATCTTGGTCATTAACATTATTAATACAAGCTAAATAATATTTATGTTTATATGATTTGTAATTAGAACCCATAAATATTTCATCATATGGTATCACATTTTTTATTATTTTTATATTTTTTTCATACAATCCCGTTTCTTCCTTAAATTCTCTCACTCCACAACTTAAATCATTTTCCAAATAATTTCTTCTACCTTTGGGAAACCCCCATTCTGGTGTTATCCAATTTGTTGTACTCGATTCTATCAATGATTTCAAATTATAATAATCATCATTTATATTAAATCTAATTCCTTCTTTTATTAACTTAAATTTATTTAATGATGTTTTCTCCTCTTGATTATATTGAGTTGAATTATATTCCCCCCATAAATCTTTCCATAAATCTTTAAAACTTAATCTTAATAATTTAGATTTTTCATCTATAGTCATTTCATTAATAATATTCTGTATATATCTTTTATTGTATAAAGGATATTTACCTCTTATAAAATCTACATAACCTAAACTATCCTTTCTACAAATCATTAAATATTTATATTTATTTTGTGTAACTTTTTTAAATCCTATTATTCCTGAACTAGTTATTGGCTTTTTACAACAATGATATAAATGACCATTTTTACCACAATTATTACAAAATTGATATGATTTCATTTATGTTAAAATATTAATTTGTTTTTATATACATTATAATAAAGTGATTATGAAATTGAACCCATATATTTGGTTACCGCATTTAAAATTCACACTGATGACTATGGCTGTATTATATCCCATTAATCCCAATTCTGTATCTAAAAAAAAATATTATGATTTTATTAGTAATTTACCTGTATTTATTCCTATTAATCCTATTGGTAAATATTTTATCAATATATTAAATAAATATCCTGTTACTCCTTATTTAGATTCAAGAATGAGTTTCACTAAATGGGTACAGTTTATATTCAATAAAATTTACATCAAATTAGAACTACCTGAAGAAACTTTTTTTGAAAGTTTAGAAAAATATTATAATGAATATAAAACTAAAGATGAAATTAATGCTGAAAATACTAAATTAAGAGATAAATATATTAAATTTGCCATTGCTATTGCATTCATTTTATTCGCTTATTTTATCTATAATAAATAAATACTATGATTCAATTAAATATTTTATATAAACCAAAAAAACATTTTTTTGAAATGAATATCGATGAATTAAAAGAATATGTATATAAATGTAAATATATTGATGATGTAAATAAAAAATTAATTAAAAATACTAGAAGAAAAAAAAGAAAAACTAGAAGAAAAAAAAATACTAGAAGAAAAAAAAGAAAAAATACTAGAAGAAAAAAAATTTAATATTATTTTTATTTATATGGGTATTGACAAATGGATATTTATTATTACTATATTCCTTGTATTTGATACATATCATGATGGTAAATATACACAATGGTTAATTTCTGGTAAAAAATATTACAGAATGATTATGTATGCTTTTTTGGGATTATCATTATATATGTTTATTCGCAAACATCCTACCGAATCTAAAGGTATGTTAGCTAATGTTAGTGATTTAGTAAAATATATGCCTATTGATAATAATAGTAAAGAATTATTCACTCCTTTTCTTGATTTCACTAATTTTAATAATAATATCAATAATACTATACCACAATCTACGGTAACCGATAGTCCACAATTAAAACGTATGATGGGTTCTGGTAGAGTTGCAAATAATCGTTCTGTTAGTGGTAGTAAAAAAAAATATGTTGCTAGCATACAAGGATGGAAATGTGGATATTGTGGTAAACAATTAGACTACACTTATGAAGTTGATCATAAAGTAGAGTTACAACACGGTGGAACTAATCACGTAGATAATTTAGTAGCTTGTTGTACGGATTGTCATAAAAAGAAAACTTTTGTTAATAAATTATAATTAAATTTATAATTATATTATATAAATTTAATATAAATGAATACTCCAAAGGATATATCTACACTTATACATACAACAATTGCATTAGGAGGAATTGCCATATTAGCATCTATTATAATACCACTTATAAATAATAGAAAAAATCCTGATTTCATAGACTATAAAAATAAAATGAACACATCTGCTTCCAATACATACAACAGCGCCAAGGAAGGGTTCAAATCCAAGGCTAAAACATTCATTGCATCTGTTATGAGTATGTGGAAGAAGAACAAAATAAAGATGTTAATAGGCGGTGGCGTAGGTGGTGTAGCAGGTATACTATTTACAGTATTAAATGCTTTTGGTATTACTAATATTTTAAACCATAAATTAGGTGAAGGATGGGATGGTTTGATTAATTTTTTACTATTAGGTATCATTGGGTTCTTTTCAGGTCCAACTTTAAGAGCCGGATTTAATCCAAATGGACCATATTTATGGTATAGTATTTTGTTACTTTTCTTTGTTCTACTATTTACTATAATTACTTTTTATTCAAATGAACTTAATATATTTTTAAATCCTAGCACCTATCAAGCAAATATAACTTTTAATAGAATATTTACATGGATATTTGCTATTTTAGTTTTCGCTGCTGTTATTATCGGTGTTTTTATCTGGTCAAAAAATCCATCTAACCACGCTAGAGGAACATCTACTATGCCAACAGTAAAATCGGATGGAACTCCTGCTACTTTCACTTCACAAACTGGTTGGTTATTATCTGAAATGAAAAATTATTTATTTATTTTATGTGGCGTAGGTTTAATTTCAGCTATATTATTTGCCATAATATTATTTTCAACCACTAATGTCGGTGCCAGATATGTGCCTCATATTATAATGTTTGTATGTGGAACTATTTTAGGTGCAGTATTATATTTATATTTGCGAACAGCTGGAAAACCTATATTAGATAAATTATCAAAATTTCCTATATTCAAATTATTATATCATATTTTATTTTTAATACCTTGTTTCTTTTTAGATATAGTAAATTCCATATATACTGAACTTAAAGGAACACCAAAAATAGCTTATACTTTATTTACAATTGAAATGATAGTTATAATACTATTTATTTCTGGACCTCTTATAACTAGTCATTTATATAAACATCATCCAAATACGAATATTGATATTATGAAACAAACATTAGAAACAGAAAAAAATGCTGTTGAACAAGATATATTAGCAAAACGTCAACAAATTAAAGAAATAAAACGATATGGATTATTTAAAAAAAATTGGTTAACTACTGGTTCAAAATTTTGGGATAAATTATTACATAAAGAGTGGTATAAAATTGAAGGGCAGTCAAATGTAACTAGAATTCCTGATGTAGTAAATGGCAACAACCAAGTGGCGTGTAATCCAAAATTTGTAAACTTTTTTAGAATTAATTTTGCTGGACCACCAGGAGACAATAGTGATTTGTTAAAGCACTGGAAATATGTTAGCGAAGATGATAAAAGTGGAGGGGAAAAAATGGGAGCAGCTCTACGTATTATAAGATTACAACAAGAAATTAAAGACCTTGAACAAAGATTAATACAAATAGAAAAAGAAAAATTAAGTAACGATGGATTTGCTATGACAAAGGTATTGCGTATGTCTCCTATTAAAACAAATCATAAACAATTAATATCAACATATAAAGATATATATACTAACGAATCTATGCCTAGTCCATTATATAAAAAAGGTAATTTTGATTATGCATTATCTGTTTGGACATTTTTCCACAGTATATCACCTGAAAGCACTATAGATAAATATTATAGAATAGTATCATATGGAAATAAACCTGGTATATATTTTAATCCTATTAAGAGAAAAATAGCAATTACTTTAGGTATTGAATCTGAAGCAACACAAAATACAGATACTAAGAAATGGGAAATAAATAATTTAAATGGAGAGAAACAAATAATATTAGGAGTTATTAAAAATATTAAATTACAAAGATGGAATAATTTAGTAATAAATTGCAATAATGGTGTTTTAGATATATTTATAAATGGAAAATTAAATGCATCATATAATTTAGATTTTAGAAAGAATCCATTTTTAGGGAATGATTCTGTAATTGTTGGAGAAACAAATGGATTAGATTCGGGTATATGTAATATAGTTTTCTTTTCAACACATATATCAAAAATAAAAATACAAACACTATATGAAAGTTTAAAAGATAAAGACCCACCTGTTGTATTTGATTTAGATACTTTTTTTAAATAATTTAATAATATTTGTTTTGAAAATTTCTAACTGTATATTATATTATGGATATGAAAAACATATTAACTATAGTTGTTGTTGTAATATTATTATATTTATTTTATCAACATTTTTTTGCAGATAACAGTGTAGCAGATTTAACTTCAATGCATAACGGTAAACAAATGAGAGAATTTCCTGCTGATAAATTACCATCTGGTGCAGGAACAAATGATTTTACATATTCATTTTGGTTTTATGTTAATAGCTGGAGTTATAATTATGGTAAAAAGAAAATAATTTTTGAGCGAAGTGCCGGTTCAACACAAAAATCACCAATGCCTCAAGTAGCATTTGGTCCAGCTTCCAATGATTTAGTAATTACTTTAAGCACAACTGATGCTAACGGTTCACCAACTGAACATAATTGTAATATTAAAAATGTTCCTATTCAAAAATGGACTCACGTAGTAATTACTTTAATGGACAAAACTATTGATGTATATTTAGATGGTAAATTAGTAAAAACTTGTTTAATGGCGGGTGTTCCATTTATCACTGGATTAAAAGATAATTCATTATTCTTGTCCCCAAAAGAAACAAACACTGATCCTAGTAGTGGATTTTCTGGATTTGTAAGTAAATTTAGATTTTATGCTCGAAGTGTTCCTCCACGCGAAGCATATGAATTATATAGACAAGGCTTTAGTGATAGTTTCGGTGGTAGTGCTATGAGTAAATTTAATCTTAAATTTGCTTTCTTGAAAGATGATTCCGAAGTTGCGGCTCTACAAATATAAATTATATGAATTAGTAAATTATATCAATTAGTAAATTATATCAATTAGTAAATTATATCTATATATTAATATATATATAATGTCTACACCAACACCTCCATCAGCATCAGCAGTAGCAATGGGTTCTGGAATAGGGAACGCGCAAAAATCAGTAGCACAAGGATTTGCAAAGTTTAGGAATAATAGATTAGTATCCGGTGCGGCTAATTTTTTATATTCCAATTCATTAGTAGCAAAAGTTGTATTTTTAATATTAATTGTATTATTATTTGTTTTTATGTTACGCATTGGTATACAAATAGCTAATTGGTTATTTACTCCATCAAAAACGCCATTTTTATTATCTGGATTAAAAAGTGCGAAAAAAGGGTTGACTATTTCTCAAGACCCCCGGGATCGTGATGCGATACCTTTAGAACGTTCTAAAAATCAACGAGACGGTATTACATTTACATATAGTGTATGGATGATGATTGAACGTATTGAATCTGGAAAGAAAAGACACGTATTTCATAAAGGTTCTAGTCAGTTCGAAAAATCCAAAACCATTAATGGCTTTGAGTATAGTGCTACAAATGATTTGCCATATCCTAATATGGCTCCCGGATTATTTATCGATGAAGCCAACAATGCATTACACGTTTATTGTAATACATATAATAAATTAGTTGAACACGTTACTGTATCTAATATTCCTATGAATAAATGGTTCAATGTTATTATTAGAGCAAAAAATCTTAATTTAGATGTTTTCATTAATGGTAACGTTGCCATAAGACATAGATTGTCTTCTCCTATAAAACAAAATTATGAAGATATTCATATTAATAAATATGGTGGTTATGATGGATTTATATCATCATTACGTTATTGGAATTATGCTTTATCTTCTCCTGAAATAATGGATGTCAATAGAGGAGGACCTAATCTTAAAGCTCAAGATCAACAATCCGGATTCCCACCTTATTTATCAATGCGATGGTATTTTAAAGATAGTGATTAATTATATTAATTATAAAATATTTATTAATATAATTTAACGTCGCAAATTCTCATTTATACATACATCCATTGATGGAAATATATCACCAGACATACATTCTGTACCTTTTTCTACTGGTATACAAGTTCTTTTTCCTTTATAAGAACCTATATAACAATATCCTTTCTTCCTTGCTACTTGTATATCACTATCCGATGATAAATCAGGTGATGGCACATAATGTGCTTTACCTCTCTCTTCATCTTGTTCTTTTTGCTTTTCATTTATTGATTTTTTTAATCGTTTTCTTTCTCCTCTTTTCTCTTTTTCTGTTTCTCTTATCACTTTTTTTGATGTAGGTTCTAATAAATCACTTTCCTCTTCTTCTTCTTCCTTACCTTCGTATTCTATATCTCTTTCATATTGTTCCAAATCATCTTGTTTCTTTTCCATTATTTTTTGTAATTCTACTGTATGCTTATACTTCATTTTATTTAAATTCGGTTCATTTGCTTTTTCTAAAGTTTTTTCCAATTTTGTTTTTGCTAATTCTTCTAATTCTTTATCTACCTTTTCTAATCCAACTTCCGTATTATTAGTTGTATTTAATATACCAGATTCCATAAATTTAGTTATTAATGTTGTCCCTTCTGTTGCATATAAATATACATTTATACCTAACAATACTATTATTAATATCATTCCAAATATTTTTATATAATACCACATATCATTACTATTTGATACATTCTCTTTTAATATATTTGATGAAGATAGTCCTGGTATTGGTGCATCTATTACATTATTCATTATATATTAAACTATTATAAAATTATTCTGGTTTTTTCAATATATATAAATATTGATATTCATATTGACAATGAACCATGTCTACTTTACCATTTAATATAAATCCTACATTTTTTGCTTTTTTTAATATTTCTTTTTGAGTTGGACTGTATAATGTATGTATGTTTTTTCTCACATTCTTACTTTTATCATCTATAAATGTTTCTTCCATTTTTGCCATATTCTTATTATTTAATACTTCTATTCTATTTTTATATGTAAAATTATTAAATTTAACTATAGATGATTGTATTCTTTCTTTTGCATATTTTTGTGGAGAAACCATAGCTAATGGATTTCCTGCATTAACTATTGTATCAAATCGGTTTCTATTTACTAAATGTATTATTAAACTTCCTCCCGGTTTTAACCAATCATATACATTTTTGAAAAATTTTGATTTGTTTTCTATTTCATATATTGTAAAATACAAACATAATATATGTGTAAATGTTCCTTGTGGATAAGTTATACTTGACATTACATCTCCATACCTAAACTTACCTTTTTTATAAGTTTTCTTCGCTTTCTTTATCATTTCTTTTGATTTATCTATACCCTGTATATCTACCCCTTTCTTTGTATATTCTCCAACATGATGTCCCGTACCACTTCCTATATCTAATACTTTACTTTTATCATTTATTTTTGTTATATTATCTATTTGTGTTATTTCATATTCATTCTTTAATGGATCACTTACTAATTCATCATATATAGAACAATAAAATTTATCATATAATTCTGAATTTTCCTTTAACACAAATTTATTTCCTTGTTTAAATCCTTCTACTTGTCTATTATCTCTAAATGCGTGCATTAATAGTGTCACTAATATTATTATTACTATCAATTTAAACCATAATGATGATTTTTTAAAAATTTTTATTAATTGTTTTATAGATCTCTTTATCATATTTAAGTAATTCATTTAACTATATGTATTAATGGTATTTTTTTTATAGAATTTTTGTATATTAAATAATGAATCACGAAATTTCTGACAAAAGACTAATTAAAGATTTTAAAGGTATCACTTTTTCTAATTTTAAAAAAAGTTCTGCTAAAAAAGAATTTTTAAATACACTATTAAATGGTAAAATTGAAGAATCTTGTTATTGGTGTGCTGAATATATATGCGCTGGTCATTACATTGATTTATGGGATATCATTTTTTTATTTATTAGTAAATATATACATTTAGGAAATCCAAAATTACCTTGTTATATTGAATTAAGATTAACTGATTTTAAAAATATACTTAACAGTGGTTATATTGGTAATGAATTAAGTTTAAGAAATAATGATAAAATTAGAAAATTATTTGCTGAAATTACTACTATCATATGTTTATCTAAAAAAAAATCTTCATTTGATTGTCCTAAAATTAAAGAAAATGATTATATATCTTTCAATAATAGTTTCAAATTAAAAGCTACTAACGTATCATATGCTAATAAAATTTTTAAAAAAGGTGACCCAAAAGAATTATTTATAGCTATTAATGAATTAGCATATAATATTATTAATAAGGTAAAAAATTCCAATGATGCTTATTATTGGTTCGAATGGATATTAGGGTTTGAAACATTAGCAAAAAAAAATAAAAAATCCATATCTAGTGCTAGAAGAGATTTTAATGTCTTATCTAAATTTCAAAATGATGTTATTTGGGTTGTATGGGATGTTATTCTAAATGAATCTTATAAACGCAATCAAGGTATACAAAAAGTTATACATTCTTTAGCTGAATTATATTGTATTCGTTATTCTCCGGGTTCTAAAAAAAAAAGAAAATTTATTGTTTATTTTGCTATTTCTTTACTTACTGAAATTGTTGATAATAATATTCCTATATTTACTAATAGTGAACCTATTCAAGCTGTTAAAAATAAAATTGATAATATTTACAAACAAATTAAAATAAATGAAATAAAACCTAATACTGATTATTTATTTACTGGCTTAAATAGTGGTAATTTAGAAAAAACTATAGCAAAATTAGATAAAATGTCTCGTCTTAATAATATTATTCGTTCTAATAATTAATTTCTTTAGCTAATGTATATATGCCTGTAAATCCATCTAACAAAAGATTAAGACGCGCACGTGCTACCGCTAATGATAAAATTACTATTGACGGTAAAGAATACGGTATTGGTGCAAAACCCGGACTAGCTGGACACATTGGTGGTTCATTACTTTTTAAATTAACTTTAATTCCTCGTGTTCAAAAAGATTGTGGTTGTAATACTTTCAAATAATTCGCGTTAAATAAAATTTAGGAATAATTAATTTTTTAAATTCTATTTTTATTTTTTCTACTTATACTATATAATGGCAAGATCATTAAGACGAACTCGTAGAACTAGACGCAGACGCGGTGGAAGACGTTCCCGCAAAAGACAACAAAAAAATCAAAACAAAAAACAAAGACGCAGACGTAGAAGCCGTAAACGTAGTCGTAAAAGAAGACGTAGATAAATTTTATTAACGTTTAAATATTTTATATAACTAAAATATTTAGAATTTATATATATGAGTTGGTTGAGAAAAATATTGGGAACGAAAAAGAAAAAAGAAACAAATCAATCATTTAAAAGTACGGGATTACCTGATGATTGGCATAACGAATTATTAACAGAACAAGTTTTTAATTATCTTTTTAAAGAACAAGACTATTTAACTGATAAAAATCTTATTAAAAAAAATATAGGTCCATTATGGAACGATTCTAATTTGTCATATAAAGAAAAATTGAAAATGTTATATGATTTTGTTGAAAATACATATGGAACAGTGAAGGAAAAAGAAGGTAAAATGATGAGTAAAACTGCTATTGCTTTAAGACAAGCATATGATGCTAAAAAAAATAATGTAGGGGGGCTCATAAACGATTTCACACGCTTTGACCAATATAAAATTAAACCTCTTCACGATGATGTAGAGGATTTTTTCAATACCATAGCTAGAATTTATCAAGGTGGTGTATATGGTAGCAAACTTGGTTCTGTCGTTCCAAAATCAAAAGGTAAAGCACCTGAATATGTAAATCCCAAATCTTTAAAACCTCCATGGAAAAATGAATTTCCTCATAGAAAACCATCTCGTTTCAATGAAAACGCTAGTAAAGATGCTGTAAAATCATATAATTTAGACTATAGGTTGCCATTGCCAAAAAAAGGAACACTTCCACCACCGACCAAAACAAGGAGTAAATATAAAAAAGCACCACCGCGTAAATCAAGTGTGGCTAAAAAATTATCAGATCAATTAGGTTTTGACAATATTCAGAAAGAATTCCAACCAGACCCAAATGCACAACAAGGTTTTCTAAATACAAATAAGTTACCACCTATAACCCCTCCTAATAAACCATTAAATGAAAAAGATAATGATTGGGATACTTTTTTTCGAAAATTTAGTGATGATTACAAAAAAAGATATGGAGATATCACTCCGATGACGGAAAAAGACCTTATAGAATTTTTGCGACGAGAAGGTTTGACTGATAAAGAAATTGAGAATATGAAAATAAATCATCCAGATTTTTTCAACCTCGTCCTAAAAAAAGGTGATGATAGTACAAAACAAGCCTATGTGGATGGATATAAAAGTAAATTTATAGATAATCCCATGTTTGGTGGAAGAAAAAGAAGAAAACGTAAATCAAGAAAAAGAAAATCAAATAAAAGGAAAAAAAGAAAAACTCGTAGAAAATATAAAAAGAAAACTAGAAAAAGAAAAAATAAAAGAAGAAGACGTAAATCCAGAAAAAGATATAAAAAATAAATTTAATATTTTATATATGAATATAATTTTTTTATATGTTGTTGATAGTTTAATATTATCATCATTTTTATATGCTGCTTATTATAGTTGCTGTACTAAGGAAAAAAGCATACCATTAATAAATGATAATTATATTAAATATGATAATGATAATGATATTATAGACGATGATGTTGTATAAATGTAATAAAAAATTTAATTTATTATATTTATTGTTTATCTGTAATAATTCTAGGTGCTATATTCATTGTAATTAATTCTTGAAATAATAATTTACAAGCATATGGTATTTTTACTCTATTAAAATCTGTTTGATTTTCACAATAATTACATTGATGTATTTTTTTCTCATTATTAAATACTGCCATCATTCCACATTTTCTACAAGTATGAACTTCATATGAATCACTAGCGTGATATATTCTATCTTTTGTAAATCTAGCAGCACCGTGACTAACCATACAATCTCGTTCCATCTCTCCAAATCTTAAACCACCATCCCTTGATCTTCCTTCAGCTGGTTGCCTTGTTAATATAACCATAGGACCAATCGCTCTACTATGTTGTTTATCGTTAACCATGTGTTTTAATCGTTGATAAAATACCGGTCCAATAAATATAGAGGTTTCCAATTGTTCTCCTGTCATACCATTATACAATATATCATTTCCATTTTTTTCAAATCCTAGTTTTTGTAATTCTTTACAAATATCTGCAATAGCATATTCTCCAAAACTAGTTCCATCGCCAAATAATCCTAATTCTAATAATACTTTACCTAATAGAGTTTCTTTTAATTGTGCTATTGTCATTCTAGATGGAATACAATGCGGATTAATAATTATATCTGGAACTATACCATCTGCTGTTGTGGGCATATCAGCTGATTCAAGAATCATACCAATAGTTCCTTTTTGTCCGTGCCTTGATGAAAATTTATCGCCTATAACAGGAACACGATATGTCCTTGTTCTTATTTTCGCAAATGTATATCCATCACCATTTCTATTAATATAATTTTTATCTATATATGTATCTTCGTGTGTTCTATATACCCTACTCTGATCTTTATATTTTATAACTTTTGTATGATCATTTCTATTTTCTTTTATTGGAACTATTTTACCTATTATTACGTCTCCATTTGCCAATAAAGTATTTTCAGGTACAACACCTTTAGATGTCAATTTATTATAATTTGCAAATTTCATACCCTTTGTTTTTGCTCTATCTGGTTTGCATCTTATTTCTTCATCTCCTTGTATTTTTTTATCTTCATCTTTTTCAGTATGATAAATACTAGCTGAAAATAATCCTCTATCTAAACTGCCTTTATTAAATATAATACTATCTTCTTGATTAAATCCAGAGTATGTCATAATTGCTACTACAACCATACAACCTGAAGGTATTTTATTTAAATTTATAATATTCATAATTCTAGTATCTACTAATGGTCTTTGAGTATATGTTTGAACATATGCTGTTTTATCCATTCTATTTTTAAAATTAGAGGCAAACATTCCCATCGCTTGTTTTCCCATAGCACACTGATATGTATTTCTAGGCGATTGATTATGTTCTGGAAATGGAATACAAGAAGCCAAAATTCCAAATATAGTAGATGGATGTATTTCACAATGTGTGTAACGTTTATTATTTTTTAATAAATTAGGTTTCATTGCGATTAACGATGTATTTTGTTCAGCCGAATCTACATATTCTAATATTGAATTATCATATTTATGATCTACCAATAATTCTTCAAATACTAATCTATTCTTTTTAATATCTTCTTGTAATTCTTTTGTTAATAATAATTTTTGGTCTTTTACTTTATATATTGGTCTACATAATCTACCCGCATCATTGCATATTGTTATTTCTTTATTTTTTATATCAAATACTATACTCGTATATATATTAATAATACCTTTGTATTTTTTATCTTTCAAAAATAGATAAGTTTCATATGGTTTTTCTACTATACCTAACCAATTACCATTTACTATTAATTTAACTTTATCATATAATTCTTCTTCTTTTAAATTTTCTAATGGAGTAACTAAATCAACTACAATGTCATATATTGGATTTATATCTGAATGAATTGTAATATGAGTTAAATATGCGATATTTTTGACAACACCTACTGATTGACCTTCCGGACTCTCTGCTGGACATATCATACCCCATTGTGTATTGTGTAATTTTCTAGGTGGAATTAATTTACCACTTTTATCTATTGGTGTATTTATTCTTCTTAAATGACTCAAACTTGATATATATGTCAATCTATTTAATACTTGTGCTACTCCTACCTTATTTGAATTTGTATTTTTAATTCCAAAATCTCCTGTAGCCAAAGCTCTTTTTATTCCATTTTCAATTGTAGTAGATTTTATTATTTTATAAATATTTGTTTGATTTATTATATTTATATAATCATCTTGTGATTTCCAAGAACCATTATTTATTTCTCTTATTGTTTGCTTTTGCATATCTTTTACTAATTTATTAAAGTAATTTCTAAACAAATTATTTAATAATGAACCTGCCAAATCTAATCTTTTATTTATATAAGAATCTCTATCATCTACTTTTCTCCAACCATAACTTGTTTGTAACAATTTATTTGTCATTAATCCTAGAAAATATATTTTTTGTATTTTACTTATACAATGTGGAAATAAATCATTATTCAATACATCTAATGCAAATTCTCTTTTTTTTCTCTTTCCTGTTTCTATATCCATATTAATTGGAGTAAACATTACTATATTTACTATATAATTAATTGCTTTTTCTTGTGTATCATATTCATTTGCATCTATTATTGATGCTTTTAATCCATATAATAATTGTGTATTTTTTTCATTTGATATATCCAATGCTATTTTTTTACATATTTCTTTATCGCTTATTATACCTAATGCTCTAAATACTATGAATAATGGTATTGGTTGTTTAATTCTAGGTATTTGTATATATATTGAATGACCATATCCATTATTTTTTGTTGCTATTGTCATATTTATTTGTTTTGGCGATATACATTTTCTTATTGGTACTGATTTTATTTCTGCTAACCAACTCCATTTATTATTATTCTTTGTTATATTAAAACACATTATCTTATTTTCACAGGCTCTTTCCTGTGGTAATATTGTCTTTTCTGAACCATTTATTATAAAATATCCTCCTGGATCAGCATAACATTCGCCAACTATTTCACTATTTAAATGTGAATATTGTTTTAATACACATATTTCTGATTTTAACATTATAGGTATTTTTCCTATATGAATTCTTGGTAATTTCTTATGCATTGTTTCTATTTTATCTAATTTCGGTCCTAATCTTCTTATTATTTTTAAATTTATATCTATTGTTTGGGATGATGCGTATGTAAAATTCCTTAATCTTGCTACTTGAGGATACATCAATTTTGTCGCACCATTATTCTCATGAATTTGGGGTCTATATATTTGGTAATTATCAAATGTTGCTATTATTTCCAGAGAATATAATCCTGTTTCTTCATCTTTGTCATGCTCTGAACGGATTGTTACTGGATTAAACATTTTTATTGTATTTATTATTTGCTTTGTTACAAATGCATTATATGATTCTATTTGATGTCTTACCAATCTCTCTAGATGTTTTCCTTTAAAATATGATTCTATTATTTTCCAGGATATATCGGTATTTGTTTGTTTTGTTTTTTTCCCCATATTAATTTAATAATAATTTTATACTTTTAAATCAATTTTTTATTTTTATATTATATATATGAATAATGGTAACAATAATAATAATAAAAATAAAAAGGATTTATCTAATAATAAATTAGAACCTATATGGTTTAAAAATCCTTTATATAAAAAACATCCTTTACTTTTATGTAATGGAGATAAAAAACTTAATAAATATAATATATTTAAAAATTACAACAATAAATATCATATGACTAATAATATTCATAAACATAAACATAAACATAAAAGAAATATTTTTATCAATAATATTGATAAATATCGTTATGATAATATTAATATTTATAATGGTGGTTATACTAAAAATCAATTGAAAAATAAAGATCATATTCAAGAATTTATTAAATATCTTGATTATCAATATGAAATTAATAATAATAAATATAAACCTTTATTTTTTGAAAATTTAAATAAACTTCCTCCTTGTCCTCCTCCTATTAAAATTGAAAATGTTAATATTAATACCTACATTAATGAAGTTCAAGATCTAATTGATTTAGCTATAAAATACCCTATATTACCTAACATTAAATATAATATAAATATGAAAGCTATTCATAATATTAAACAACCCCTTATTAAATTAAACAATATGATTGGTATGAACAGTCTTAAAAAAGATATTGTTAATCAAATTCTATATTTTATACAAAATTTTCATATTAACCCTACTATTAATAATAATGATTTTATGCATACTTGTATTTATGGACCTCCTGGAACTGGTAAAACTGAAATTGCAAAATTATTAGGACTTATTTATAGTAATTTAGGAATTCTTAATAAAAAAACTTTTAAAAAAGTTACTAGAACTGACCTAATTGCTGGATATCTAGGACAAACTGCCATTAAAACCAGTAATGTTATTAAAGAATCTTTGGGTGGTGTTCTTTTTATTGATGAAGCATATGCTTTAGGTAATAGTGAAAAAAGAGATTCTTTTGCAAAAGAATGTATAGATACCCTATGTGAAGCATTAAGTGATCATAAAGATAAATTAATGGTTATTATTGCCGGGTATGAAAAAGAACTTAATCAATGCTTTTTTAATTATAATCAAGGTCTTAATTCTAGATTTACTTGGAGATATAAAACCGATGATTATACACATAAAGAATTATATCTTATTTTCATTAAAAAAGTCAAAGATATTCAATGGAATATTGATAATAAAATTAATAATAATTGGTTTCAAGATAAAATGGAATATTTCAAATATTATGGAAGAGATATGGAAACTCTTTTAGCCAAAGTTAAAATTGCCCATAGTAAAAGAGTCTTTTGTTTAGATAATTCTCATAAAAAACATATCAATATTAAGGATATGAATAATGGATTTGATTTATTTATTAATAATGATGAAGTTAAAAATAGAAATAAATCCTCTTTTTTGTCTCATATGTACTGTTAATTTGCTTAAATATAAATTTCTTTTTCTATTTATATTTAAATTATAATATATGTCAAAAAAAACTATCTCTATTAACCCTGATTTTTTCAATTTAGCTTCTATTAGTGGTGGAAAAAGAAAAAAAGCAAAAAAAGCAAAAAAACAAAAATCTTCTAGTATTATCAAACCTAATCTTAAAAAAGAACTTATTAATAGAATTAGAGAACATAAAAAAAATACTGAAATTCAAAAACAACAACAGGAAATTGATGAAAAAATTAAAGAGTCTAATCCTGAAAATACACTAGATGAGGCTATTGAACATCTTAATATACTTCATAAAAAAAATAAACAAAAAAAAGAAAGGAAAAAAAGAAAAAAACGTAACAAAACATCTAAAATAAAAAACGAACCTCCTCAATCTATTCATTTAACTCCTGACCCTCCTTATGGTAATTTAAAAAATGGAAGTAAACCTACCTATAATCAATGGAAAAAAACTGTTAAAACTAATAAGCCACTAGACGATAATGATAGTATTATTAAACCTATTATTACTATTCCAAAGGACCCTGTTACTACTAACACCACTATTCATACTGATAGTTATGATGAAAGACAAAGTAAATTATCCAATTTAAAAATTAAATTTCAAGATAATAACGATGAAAAACCTAAAAAAAAAAGAAAAAATACAATTAAAACTGTTAAAAGACGTATCACTCTAGGAAAAAAAGGTAGAATTATTGGCGTTCTTATTAAAAATCGTGATAAAAGAAAAACTATTAAAAAAGAAATTGGTAATCTTAAAAAAAAATCTATTCATAATATCAAAAAATATTTAAAAAAACATAATCTTATTAAAATCGGTTCTACTGCTCCTGAAGATGTTCTGCGAAATATGTATGAAAATTCTTACCTTGCTGGTGATGTAAGTAATAAAAACGGAGATATTCTTCTTCATAATTTTATTGAAAATTAATTTAATAATAATTATATGCTAATAATTATTATTTTTTTGGTACACAACTTTTTACCTCTCTAAAAAAAATAGAGCTCCATTTCAAAAAGGGAGAGAAAAATAATGCTGTGTATATCGTAAAAATGTCTAAAAATGTTTATCAAAGATATTTAAAGAGTTATAAATTTATTATATTAATATGACACGAAAAAATGACGAATCTATGACTGAATTTTATTTTAATCTATTACAAGATACTAAACTAAAATATGGAGAAAAAACTTTTTTAATAATGCAATGTGGTAGTTTTTATGAAGTTTATGGATATGAAGATAACAAAGACGATGATGTTTATCAATATATGGATATTATGGATACTAATGGATTTTTAAAAGGATCACATAACGGTAGACCTGTTTTATGTGCAGGATGGCCTAAAGATAAATTTATTAATTCATCTAGTAGATATACCAAAAAATTTTATCCATTAGGATGGAAACTTGTTTTATGGGTTGAAACTGGTGAAAAAAATAAAGATGGTAGTAAAATTAGAAAATTTTATAAAGTTTTTTCACCTGGAACTGATACTACATTTAATAATGATTCTATTTTGACTAATAATTTCAATTGTATATGGGTAGAAAAACATGGACAAGATTTTCATAACAAAACACCATATATTAATTGTGGTATTGCTAATATCAATACTATCACTGGTAAATCTATTATGTATCAATATAAATATACTTCTTCTGCTATTGATACTTCCTCTGCCTATGAAGAATTAGAAAGATTCAATTCCATTAATTTTCCTAATGAAGTTATCATTATTCACAATCTTAATGATAATGAACTTCGTAATCTTATTAATTTTTCTAATTTAAATTCTTGTCAAAAAATTAATTCTTACTCTATTAATTTTGATAATTCTTATACTAAACTTATTAATAATTGTGAATCTCCAAAATATCAATATGAAATTCTTAATACTATTTTTAAACCTAATGATCCAGATATATTTATGCAAAGTTATGGATTTAATGAATTTTACTATGCTACTTGTTCATATTGTCTATTATTGAAATTTATATGGGATTGTGATAATAGTCTTATTGAAAAACTTAATGTTCCTGTTATTCAAAGTCTTGATGATAAATTGGTTCTTAGAACACATACATTACAACAATTGCATATCATTAATACTGGTGAAAATCATAATTTATCTAGTGTCTGTAATTTGATTAATAAATGTGTTACTAATATGGGAAAAAGACACTTTAAACAATTACTCACTTCTCCCTCCAATGATGTATGTTTTTTATATTATGAATATAATACAATTGAATATACTATAAATAATTGGGATTCTATGGAAAAAATCAGAAATGTTTGGCTTAAAGGTGTTAGAGATATTGAAAAATTTTATCGCAAAATTATCTTAAAAATTGCTACCCCTAGTGATATTTCATTATTTTATTATAATCTTTGTCAACTTGAAGAATTAAACAATTTTATTACTAATGATAAATATTATTCTAGATATATACTACATACTTGTAAATCAATGCCTACTAAATCTATAGACATATTAAAAAAATTGATAGAAAAATCTATTGATGTAGAAAAAGCTAAATTAATTAAAGATGTTAATGATTCACGACATTGGGATAATGCTAATAACCCAAATTTCTTTTACAGGAATGTAAATAATCAATTAAATGTTTATGAAAAACAATATATTGAAGATTTTCAAAAATTAAAATGGATAAAACACAGTATTAGTGCACAGATTTTTAAAAATAATGGTTGTACAGAATCTCAATATACTAATGACAAAGTTGTTTACATACATCAAACAGATAAAGGTAGTCTTTTTCTTAAAGCCACTAACAAAAGAGCCACCGCATTTAAAAATACTAATTTTTCTATTAGTTGTAATGAATCTCTTGACTTAAAATCTAAATATGATAATAAACCTATTAAATACATCATTAAATTTAATGAAATCACTACCAAAGGTGTAGGAGGCGGTGATTCTAAATCTAAAAAATTTCTTTCCAGTGATCTAAATACTTTATATTTCCAAATTATTCAAAATACTAGTAATTTAAAAGAACAAATCAATTGCGTTTTCAAACAATTCTTAGATGAATTGAAAAATTACTTTGAAGATATTAATTTAATCATTAAATTCGTTACTACATTAGATGTAATATTAAATAAATCTTATATTTCTAGAAAATATAATTATTGTAAGCCTACCATTAATAATAAAGCCGATAAATCGTTCTTTGATGCCAAACAACTTATTCATCCTCTTATTTATCATATTCAAACCAATGAATGTTATGTTCCTAATGATATTAGTTTAGGATTACATAATAATGGTGTTTTGCTTTATGGCACTAATGGTTGTGGTAAATCTAGTTTAATTCGTTCTATTGGTATTGCCATTATTATGGCTCAAGCTGGCATGTTTGTTCCTGCTTCTCAATTTATATTTAAACCATATAATTCTATTTTTACTAGAATTCTTGGTAATGATAATTTATTTAAATCGTTAAGTAGTTTTGGTGTTGAAATGTCTGAATTTCAAACTATTGAAGCTTTAGCAGATAAAAATAGTTTGATATTAGGAGATGAATTATGTTCTGGAACTGAATCATTATCTGCTAGGTCTATATTTATGGCTGGATTAAAAATATTAAATAATGTTAACGCATCTCATATTTTTGCTACTCATATGCACGAATTAGCTAGTTATAAATTTATTCAGGATATTACTACACTTCATATAAAACATATGTCTATTAGATGTGTTAATAATATTATTGAATATGAAAGAATATTAAAAGATGGTAAAGGACCAGGTAGTTATGGATTAGAAGTTTGTAAATCATTACCTTTTTCTCAAGAATTTATGAATATGGCATTTGATATTAGAAACTCATTATCTTTAGAAAATACATTTATAGGTGATAGAAATACTTCTAATTATAATGCTAGAAAAATTAAAGGATTATGTGAATGGTGTGGTAAAAATGGTGAAGAAGTACATCATTTAACCCCACAACAAAAAGCAGATGTTAATGGCTGGATTCAAAATGATATGAAACATAAAAATCATACTGCTAATTTATCTAATGTGTGTAGTGATTGTCATAAAAATTTTACAAAAAATGAAATTGAACATAAAAGAGTCAAAACTACGTCGGGATTCCAATTAAAAGAAATCTAAATATTATATAAATGGGAACAAGAAGAAATAGAAAAAATAGAAAAAGAAAAACTAAACGTAAACTTATAAAAGGCGACCCTATTACATTTTTAAAAAATTTGAAAACTCCTGAACAGATTAGAAAACATTCTTTGTTTAAAAAAAGAACTGTAAAAAGAAATATGAGAGGTGGTGGTCAACCTAGTAAACAAACGAGAAAAGAAAATATAAAAAAATTAATTGATACAATTAATAAGCAATATAAAAATAAGACCGAATGGAATTTAAAAAATATTGAAGAAAAATACGAAGAAAATAAAAAAGAATATAATGATACTTTTTTAAAAACTAATTTTATTAATAAATTAGAACAAAAAACAAATTCGGGTGAGTCTATTTCAGATAAACTATCTATCTGTTCAAAATGGAACAATGATCGAACAAAAAGAAAAATAAGTGGTCCCTATTTAGATGGAGAAGATATAAAACAAGGAAATTTATCAGCCAAAGAAGCACTTGCGTGTGCTTATTGGTCTTATCATACCGTAAAAGATGTCAAGAGCGGTAAGAGCGGTAAAAAAGCCAGACGTTTATCTACTAATCTGAGTAGACAAACAGATACAGCAGATGGTGTATATTTTCCGCCATCGTTTTTAGAAGCTGCTGGATATCAATACGATGATTTTAATATAACTAAAAAAAATAAAACACTAGAAGCTTTTGAAAAAAAATCTGAAGAAGAAAAAAAAAGTGCATCTGAATTAGCAGCAAAAGCAAAGCTAGAGGCGAAGAAAAAAGCAACTGAAGATGAAGATTGTGAAGATAGAATTATTAATGGGCAACCTAGAGGTAACTACTGTATAGGAGATATAATTAAAGGTAAACTTATAAATAATTTTATATCTCAAGCATGGAAATCCAGTAATTATGCTGAATCAAGTGAAGTTAGATATGGAATTATTTTGGAACATCTTAATTTCCCTGAAAAGGAGGAATCTTGGGATAATTTCAAAAAAAAATTATGGGGGAGTAAAACCACTGCACGCTTTAAGAACACAAACAGCAACATCAAGAAGTATAAAAAGATAAAGACAACCAACGATAATTTTTATACTGTATTATATTATCATGATGACAAAATTAATGAAAACAAAGATGGATTTAGAATTGGTATATTTGGAGAAGGTGAAAAAGTTAATTTAAAAACTGAACAATGGACTACAGTTGGCAAACAAACAAAAAGAGTTCCTGGAGAATTTATCTATGTTTGGAATGATTTTATAGAAGAAAAATTAATAATTCCAATAACCCAATCTAAGAAAGCTTTAAAGATTAAAAGTTATAATAAAACACCCAGCAATGGTACGAAAGCTAATAACTATGAACTAGAGTATAATAAATATTTTAAAGATAAGAAGAAAAAGGACTTATTAAGAACATTCATACGGCAAAAAATAAAAGATAACACTATAACAGAGCATTTTGCCTTGAAATTAAAGGAATATTTTAATCCCATTATAGGATTACAAAAAAATGGTCTTACCCTTATCTTGGAAGAGGAAGAAGGTTATGGAAAATTAGAAAGTAAATTAAATTTACATAAAGATAAACAAAATAGAAATTATGTAATAGATACAGATACTTTTATGTTAATCAAAAAATAAAAAAAATAATAAATAAATATATATGGATCTTTCTTTAGTAGGAATGATATCTTATTTCAAAAATAATTGGGAAAATATATATGTTTTTGTTTGGTTATTATTTATGATTATTATTTTATTTAATGCTTTTAATATTGATGTTAGTAATGTAGGAAGTAAAAAGAAAAAACATATTGATAGAATAGCAATTTATCAAGAAGGTTTTAAAGAAGGAGCAAAAAATAAAAAAAAATTTTGTGACGGTGAAGATGTTAGAGGAGCGTGTGAAAAAATAAAGAGTCAAGATGAATGTACAAAACATGATTGTTGTGTTTATGCTGTTACTAAAAATAAAAAATCAATATGCCAAGAAGGAGATACCAACGGACCAGATGTAGAAGCCGATCCAAACGGAATTGCCTTTGATTATTATTTTTATAAAAAAACGCGAAAAAAAGTGAATTAAAAAAAAATTGATATAAATAATTTTATTTATTTTATATAAAATATGATTATTCCAATTAAGTGTTTTACGTGCGGAAATGTTTTAGCAGATAAATATGAATTTTATAAAAAACAAGTAATATTAGGAAAATTAAAGGATGGACAAGACGTGGATGATGTTGTATATTTAGAATCAACGAATATAAAAAAAACAGTGGAAGGCAAAGTAATGGACCAATTACAATTGACAAAATTGTGCTGTAGAAGACATATGCTGTGTCATGTAGATATAATAGGATAAAATTAAAAATCTTAATTAAATATATATGCCAAAAAAATATAACAGAAGAAGAAATAAAAGAAGTAGAAGAAAGAATAAAAGAAACAAACGAAGAAAAAATAAAAGAAGTAGAAGAAAAAGACAAAGAGGAGGGTGTGGAAGTAGTTCGTGTAGTGGAACTATGAATAAAAATATGGGACAACATTACACACTTCGTCCGTATAATAATTTAGCAGGTCCAGCATTAGATTGGTTAACTCCAAAAGGAACTAATCAAAATTTAAGTTATAAATTATTAAAAGGAGGTAAAAGAAAAAGTAGAAAAAGAAGAAAAAGTAGAAAAAGAAGAAAAAGTAGAAAAAGAAGAATGAAAGGAGGAAGAAGAAGTAGAAATCAAAGAGGAGGTGCGTCAGTATTACAAGCATTAGGATTAGGTGATGTATTAAATGCTTATCATGGTCTAGGAAATTCATTATCAAATATTGGTAATAGTTGGGGTGGAACATCACATACTGAATCATCTACAGTAACATCTCAACCTGCATTGCAAAAGAATGTGAAGTCGGACTATGTTACTCCAGATATAGAAAGACATGCTGCATCAGGTGTTAATACAGCTGCAAATATATAATAAACTAATTAATAATTTTTTAAACTATTAATTAATTATCTATATTAATTTTATATGAAAGGTTTAGTAAAACAATTTAAAAAATTATGTCCACCAGCAATGTTATATTTAGTATTATCTATTATCAGTTTTTTAGGAATATTAATGCAAAATTGTCAAGATCCTAGAAAATATAAAGTAGGATTTTATAAAGTAAATATTCCTTGTCATAATGCATTGTTTTTCATAGCAAAAGCATTATATATATTAGTATGGACATATATATTACAATTTTTGTGTAGTAAAGGTTATAAAACAGTTTCTTGGTTTTTAGTGTTATTACCAATAATAGCGATGTTTTTAATTATAGGATTAGCTATAATATTTTTTATGGCAGTTGGAAAGAAAAAAAGAGAAGGGTTTAAAGAGGGTACAGATGTAGAAGAAGATGAAGAAGATGAAGCACGATCAGCAGTAGAATCATTTAGAGATCATATAGAAGGACTAGAAGAAGAGGAAGAAGATGATGTAGAAGAAGGAGAAGAGGATGGAGAAGATATGTAAATATTTATTATTTAATTTATAATTGTTTAAAAAAAAAATCATTATTAATATATTATAAATGAATGAGTATATTAATAATGAAATTCCCTGGAAAATAATTAAAAAAATGATACAATCAGAAAACAATTTTTTTATAAAACACCATTTAGATTCATATAATACATTTTTTAATAAAGGTTTAATGGAGGTTTTTAAGAATAATAATCCTTTAGAATACAATAGAGTATATGATAAAGAAGCAAGTGTTTATAAATATAATTTTAAAATGTATTTTGGAGGAAAAGAAGGAAATAAAATATATTATGGAAAACCAGTTATTTATGATGAATTTGATAAGGAAAAATCAAAGGAACATTACATGTATCCAAATGAAGCTAGATTAAGAAATATGACATATGGTTTTACTATACATTATGATGTAGATGTAGATTTTATGATATATATAGAAAAAAACAAAGAGAAAAAAGGATTAGCTAAGTATGGAGAACCATTTATAGAAACTCATACTTTAAAAAATATTTATTTGGGTAAATTTCCATTGATGTTAAAATCAGATATGTGTATTTTGAATAATTTAAGTAGAGAAATATGTTTTAATATGGGAGAATGTCGTAACGATCCTGGTGGATATTTTATAATAGACGGAAAGGAAAAATGTATTATTAGTCAAGAAGGTAGAGCAGATAATATGTTATACATAAAAGATAGCGTTAATGATATATATAGTCATGCAGTAGAAATTCGTTCAGTATCGGAAGATACATCTAAACCAATAAGAACATTATCTATAAAAATTGTATCACCACAACCAGAATCAGAAGGAAACCAAATTAAAGTAAATATTCCAAATGTAAGAGAACCTATACCTTTATTTATAGCAATGAGAGCCTTGGGTATAATATCAGATAAAGATATTATAGAACATTGTTTATTAGATATGGTTAAATATGATGAATATATAGAATTATTTAGACCATCTATTCATGACGCTGGATATATATTTACACAAGAAGCAGCAATAAAATATATATCTACATTTACAAAGTGGAAAACTACTGAATATACTATGCAATTATTAATGGATTATTTATTACCTCATATAGGTGAATTAAATTTTAAACAAAAAGCGTTATATATTGGATATATGGTAAAAAGATTATTAGATGTTTATACTAAAAATGAAAGACCAACTGATAGAGATAGTTTTAGTTTTAAACGATTAGAAACATCAGGGATATTAATATCCAAACTGTTTAAAGAATATTATAAATTACAATTGGAAAGTATTTATCAATATATAGATAAAAAATTATTTTATAATCAAAAAGGTGATATGTATAAAGATAAACATTTTATGACTCTTTTAGTTGGTAATGAAAAAGATATTTTTAGTAGAAAAATAGTAAATAATGGATTTAGAAAGGCATTTAAAGGTGATTGGGGGTCAGCAATACATACAAAAAAAACAGGATTAGTTCAGGATTTAAATAGATTATCATTTTTTTATACTTTATGTCAATTAAGAAAAACTAATTTACCATTATCAGCAGATGCTGCAAAAATAGTAGGACCAAGACGATTACATACAACACAATGGGGATTATTATGTCCAATACATTCACCTGATGGGGGAAATATAGGATTACATAATTATTTATCTACTTCGACTCATATAACAAATGGTGTTAGTATAAAACCATATATAAATTATTTACGAACACTAAAAGCTACTAATGGTAGAAAAAAAGAATTTATAGGTATATCTTTATTAGAAGAATGTAATATAAATAAATTGGCATTAGATACAAAAGTATTTATAAATGGAACTTGGATTGGTATGACTAATAACCCTTTAAATTTAGTTTTAGCAATGAGGTATCATAAAAGATGCAATGTAATTGATAAATATATAAGTATTCGGTTTGATTATATAAAAAATGAAATATTAATATGTACGGATGCTGGTAGAGCTTGTAGACCATTGTTTTATATGAAAGGAAATGAATATGACAGAGCTGATGATGAAAAAATGAGTTATACAAATCCTTTATTTTTTAAAAAAATAGAAGATAATACTATTACTTGGAAAGAATTAACTTGTGGTATAGATTTAAATACATTAAAAAAATTTGAAAATGTATTAAATATCAAAAAAATAGAAAATAATATGGGTATTCTTGAATTTATTGATACTCAAGAAGCTGAAGGTATTGTATTGGCAAAACACAATGATTTACCTGATACATTTGTTAAAAAAAGAATTACACATAAAGAAATTCATTCATCTTTAATATTGGGGTTGATGGCCAATCAAATTATTTTCCCTGAAAATAATCCTTACCCTAGAAATGCTTTCTCTTGTGGACAAGGAAAACAAGCGGTATCATTATTTCATTCCAATTATAGAAATAGATTAGACAAAACAGCTTTATTATTAAATTATGGACAAATACCATTAACTAAAAGCAGATATTATGATTATGCTACTAAAAATGAACATCCATACGGCGAAAATGCTATTGTAGCTATTATGTGTTATAGTGGATTTAATGTTGAAGATGCCGTTATTGTAAATAAAGGTAGTTTAGATAGAGGATTATTTAAAACTACAAAATATGCTATGTATGAAACTCACGAAGAAATGGAAAATGTAGGAGATAGTAATATTAATACTAGATTTATGGATATTAATAATAATAATGTTATTGATAAAAAAACTGGTTATGATTATACTAAACTTGACAGTAATGGATTAATTAAAATTAATTCCATTGTTGATGATAAAACTATTTTAATAGGAAAATCTATGATTAATATTGAAGATACAAATACATATATAGATATGTCCATTGCTCCTAAAAAAGGAGAAGTTGGTATTGTAGATAAAGTATTTATGACTAGTGGGTTAGAGGGTAAACGTATTGCAAAAGTTCGTATTCGTTCTATTAGAACCCCTGTAATGGGAGATAAATTCTGTTCAAGGGCAGGACAAAAAGGAACTATCGGTATTATTTTAGATGAAATTGATATGCCTACTACTAAAAATGGTTTAAAACCAGATATTATTGTAAATCCTCACGCTATGCCTTCTCGTATGACTATTGGGCATCTAGTTGAAACAATAACAAGTAAAGTCGGATGTATATATGGTGGTTTTGGCGATTGTACCGCTTTTTGTAGCAAAGGATTACAACACGAAATTTATGGTAAATATTTAACTAAAGCTGGTTATGAAAAATTAGGAGAAGATGTATTATATAATGGTATGACAGGAGAACAATTAGAAACCAGTATATATATTGGACCTACCTATTATGAAAGGTTAAAACATATGCCAAAAGATAAAATTAATTATAGAGCTAGAGGACCTAGAGAAGTTTTAACTAGACAAACAGTTCACGGTAGAGCAAAAGGAGGTGGATTGCGCGTAGGAGAAATGGACCGTGATAGTATTATTTCTCACGGATTAAGTAGCTTTATGAAAGAATCTATGCTTGTTAGAGGTGATGAGTTTAAAGTTGCTATTTGTAATCAATCTGGTTGTATCGCAGCTTATAATGAAAACTTAGATATTTATCTATGTCCTTTTTCTGATGGTCCTATTCAATTTGATAATATTACTGAATATAATGCTAATTTGATTAATAAAAATAAATTTGGTAGAACCTTTAGTATTGTTACAATACCATATGCATTTAAATTATTAATGCAAGAATTACAAACTATGAATGTTCAAATGAGAATTATTACTGAAGATAATATTGATCAATTATTATCATTATCTGATTCTAATAATGATTTATATAAATTGTCTGGATGTAAATCTCTTAATAATTATAAAAAAGAATTAAAGGAAATTATTCGTTTAGACAAAGTAGAAGAAATGAACAAAGATTACCCTACTAGAATGGAAGAAGAATTTAATGGTATTTCTAATCCTTTTATTAACGAAACCCTACAAGACTCTTTTATTAGTAATCAAAATCAAACTAATCAATTGGCTAATATTATTACAAATCCAATGATGGATAATTCATTTTATAATTCTAATATAATTGAAAATCCATTTGTAGGGGGTGAGGATAGTTATCAATTTAATAATTCTGGTTATCAAGGTTGGAATATGACAAATACAGTTCCAAATAATCATTACAATAATGTAATGAATAATAGTATGCAAGAAGATTTCGATGTGCCATTACCCGATTATAAAGATAAAGATGGTAATATCAATTATGATAAATACTTTGATATATCACCAAATAATGCTGATGAAAAAAACAGACCTACTTCACCCGATTTTAATTTTGATGGACCTAATGTTACTGATGTAATACAAACAAAAGATGGTGATGAATTTAGTCCAGAATTTACTTCAAATATTAAATTAGAAGATTTAGATGATGATTATATTATTAAATTTACTGATAAAGATGGAAAAACATTAACTGGTACTATATTTGCAATTGCTGGTGATAGTATTTTTGTAGATAATGATGATTGGGAAGATGGTATAACTTCGGAAAAGGAAATAAAGATAAATGATGTTGTTGAAATTATATCTGCTGGACATACACCTGAAGGCGATCCTGATAAACCATCTACACAATCAGGTGGTGGTAATAGGGTTGAACATTGGGATGGACATACTACACCCACTTTAAATTCGTCTGAACAAGTGTGGAAAGAATATGATGCTTTTCACCAAGACGGAGGCGGTGATGATAGTGACGAGGATGAACCTATTAGAAAACTAAAAATTGGTGGAGACCTCGATATTAAAGGATTAAAAACATTGTCTAATATTGATAATGGTGATAATAATGATAATAATGATAATAATGATAATCAAAGTGGTGGTGATGGAAAAAAAGGAATAACTATTGACCAGAAAAATTTATAATTATAATTAAAATTGAAATAATATTAAAAAGATATTTTAATATTATAAATATGAGTTCAAAACAAAATAGTTCTACTGTCAATAATATATATCGTTCTAGAAATATTATATTAAAATTATTAAAAAAAAGAGGTTATGATACTTCTTCTTATGAAAATATATCAATTAACGATATTAATAAAATGTGTCCCAAAGCGAATGATAAAACATCAGGACATTTAGATATGTTAATAAATCATTCTACTATTAATGATAAAAAATGTTTTGTAAAATATCATTTATCTGGTAAAATTAGACCAAATCATATATATGAATATATTGATGATTTATATAATATTGAAGAAATCTTAGATAAAGATGATGATTTTATAATTATAGTAAAAGATAAATGTAATGATACGTTAACAAAACTACTAGCTACTATATGGAATGTTGAACAAATTTACTTTTCAATATATTGTTATACAGATTATCTATATAATCTTTTAGACCACGAATTAGTTCCAGAACATATTGTTTTATCTGATGAAGAAAAAGAAAAAAAAAGAAAACAATATAATATTACCAATGATAAAGAATTTCCTGATATATCTCGTTTTGACCCGGTAGCACAAGCAATTGGATTAAGACCCGGTAAGTTATGTAAAATCATTCGCCCTAGTCCTACCGCTATTAATACTGAATATTATAGGATATGTAAATAATATTATTATTATTACTATATTATATATATGGTTAAATCGCCGCAAAAATATAAAGATCAACGCGATACTTACGAAAGTAGTATAAATGGACATTTGGAAACTTATAAAAACACATATGTTGATTATATGAATCACGTATATAATCCTGACAAAGAAGATATCGGTGGCCATTGCTCAAGAACAGAAAATATCCAAAGTGTCCCTACTGAATGTTCTAATACAAAGGCAAAAGGAGAAATAGATACTATAATTACAAGTATGAGAACAGATATAAATGAAATAACTAATGAATTACAAAATTTAGGCACTTCCGTTACAAATATTCAAAATGATTTTAATGAAGAAGAGAAAGAATATGCTAAAGCACAGCTTACATTAAAAAATATTAAACAAAAAAATGCTGAAAGTATTATGATGAAAAAAATTACCGAAGATAATCAAGCTATTAATATAGTTGAATCTATTTATTTAGTAGCTGGCATTTCATTTATGGGTTTTTTTATATGGAAACAATTAAATAAATAATTATTCTATAAAAAGTTTTATATAGATACTTTATATAGAATGTCACATAAAAGTAGTAGTTTAAATCAAGGTAAATTTTTTAATAAAAAACTAAATTCATATAAACCTTTAGAAAAATATGAATCTGATATATTAGATATTAGTGATAAACAATATCCTTATTATAATGCTAGATATAGAGAAGGATTTTCACCAGTTGATGATGCAGAAAAAATATATGATAAACCCGGGGGTGAGAAAGAATGGATTATTATGACTGGTTATGAATTAAAATTTAATCCTAATGGTGTTAATATTACACAACCCCCTGAAGATTCTGCTTCGTCGGGCGGTTCGGCAGGAAAGCAAAGTATATATAATATTACAGGCGACGGTAGCATATATACTATTTTAAAAGAAGCTGCTTCAGATTCTAATGTATATGCTGCAAAAATAGATAAAAATTCCAATGTAAATAAATTATATTTATATCGTAAAAATGCTTCAGACAAGATACCTCACGTAACAAACAATGGACAAAAAATATATCCTAGTGTTGTTAATAAACTTGGTGATGATTCAACATCGGCTCAAAGTGTTCATTTACTTTTAAGACCTGGAAACGGAGAAATTCCTGAAGCTACACCATTTTCATTAACAGGTAACGATGCAATTATGAAAAAAGATGGAAACAAAGCAAAACAAATGGATAAATTACAAAAAGAATTTAATATAAATAAACGAGCATATAAAAAAGTTGCTTCAGAATATTTAGAAGAAAAAATGAAACAATATAAAAAACGTGGTGCTATAAAAACAAATGTATTATATAAAATTAAAAATAAAGATACCAACGAAACTACATACACATATATAACACCTCACGCTGTAGTACGTCAAATTAATTTTGGAAATACTACAAATAAAGTTAAAGCATTATCTGATGCAAAATGTCCTGAACCAGAAGAAGTCACAGCATTGCCATCTGACGATGATAATATGAGGGTGGGAGGACAGGAAATTGTGATAGATAATGGAGAAGAATGTGGTGCTGGTGGTTATGTAGTTAATAAATTAGATACGCGAGGAAATGCAACAGATGATTATGGATGGGTAGATCATACTGGTAGAAAATTTAAATTAACTGGTGGAAAACCTGGTAATTATACACTAAATGCTCAAAATCAAAAAGAATACGATCCTCATCTTAGTTGTCAAGCATATATGCCAGCTAAAAAAATATCATCTACTAGATGGAGTTCTCAATTTGGAAATGCCACAGATATGAATTCTGCAGCAGCATGTTCTGTAGCAGGAACAGATGACTTAGCAAGTCAAATGGCAGTTTACAATGATAATATGGTAAATCTTGTTGGAAATAAAGATAAAAAAGGTAGTATGTTTCATTTAGCTACACAACAATCTGGTAATACAGATGAGATTGATGCAATAAGAAATACAATAAGAACCGGGGGTTCATTAGTACCACCAGTATATCCACAAGGACATGAACATGCAGGAAAAGATAATCCAGAAGGCGAATGGCCCGGTATAAAAAAAATAAGAAGTGGAAATGGACAGGATGTTGACACTGGAATCAAAAGACCATTAAGTGTTGTAAGTAAATTGCTTAAGAAAAAAAAGAAAATTTTACAACAAGAAAGAGCAGAACTTAATGGATTAAGAACTAGTAATAATATTAAAACAAGACAAGTAAATGGTATGTCATTGCATTATGTTGCCTGGGTTTTAGCAGGATTAGCGATAGGGGGTATAGTTGTTAAAAATTTAACAAAAAAAGCAGTATAATTAATTACATTTTTAGCAGTAATTAATTATTTATAATAATATTTTATTCTATTTATCTATATATATTAAACATTATGGTATTTGAAAATATTCAAGAATCTATAACTAATAAAAATAATACTGGTATTAAAAATTTAAGACAAGGATTAGTTTATAATAGAAATAGAAAAAGAACACAGCTAAATGTTATAGAAGGTTTTAAAGAAGGAGTTGATCAAGCTACTATAAAAAAATTTAAATCAGACGACCCCCCTACAAAACCTTGGTTATCATCTGGACCTTATGATGATGGAAGTGGTATTATGAGAAAAGTTGGTGATACAAAACAACGAATAAAGCTCGATGATAATGGTGCCCCAACAACAAACCCGCCAAGTTTTGAGGATTATAAAGACGAAGTTAGAAATTATAAAGGCACGTTTGATGATATGCGAGCAAAAGAATATGCACAATTTGATGGCGCATTAAAAAAATTTAACGCCGCAAAAGAAAAATATAAAACAGAATATGATGTAGTAGCTACAAATTATACGGGAATACAACAAAATATTGTCAAATGTCTATCAAATTGTAATGATGATGTAGAAAATATTAAAATTAAAACAAACGGAATGGAAGCTGATGAATATAAAGATATGTATAAAAAATTTTGTAAAGCTGGATGCACGTTTAATGGACCACAATTAGTAAATAGTTGTAAAGATACCTGGAAAGGCTTAAAAAATAAAGAAACTGATAGAACTGGAAATTCTTATAGTGCTGGTGCTACTTGTGCAGCGTTTCATCCTACTTGTGATAAAAATAATAATATGATTATGAGAAATCAACATAATAGCGAATTATTAAATTATAAAGATATAAATGGAACATTATTAAAAAATGGTTGTTGTTCTTGTGGCGGAGGTGCTGGTGGTATTCCTATGGCGGTGGAAAAAAGTATATTTCATAAATCTTGCGATTCCCTTAAATTACACGCTTGTGGTTCTGATGGAAGTAAATGTGGTAATTCAGCCAGTCCCTTTATGGCAGCGTGTAAAACACCGCCAATGCCACCAGCAGGTAGTAGCGTAAGTAACACACAGTTGAGAGACAGATTAAAAAAAGCTTATCAAAAGGTAGTTACTAATAATAATATTATGAAAGATAGAGGTGAATTCTTATTTAATAAAATAAATACATATGATAAACAATTAAATAAATTAAAAAATGAGAAAAATAACGAAGAAGAAACATACGATCAAATTATTAGTAATTATAAAAAAACTAGAAAAGATTTATCAAAGATGTATGGTGTTGCGGATTCTGTAGCCGATGGTCAAAATACAGATCCAAATGAATTATACAGTCTTATACAAGAACAAAAACTTAAAATGAGTAAAGATTGGTCGAGAGATGTTATGGTAGAAGAATCTAAATTAAGACGACGTTCTGAAGAAATGCATTTTTGGATGTGGTCTATTTTAGCAATAGTTGTTGGATGGGCAACTATTATAAATTTCAAGAAAAAGGTAGCTTGAATATATATTAATTTTTTTTATACTATTTAATATATATATAGATATGGGTGATGTAGCAACCGCATTAAATCAACGATTACAACAAACACGACAGGATATTCGTAATCTACAAGTATTAGAACGGCATCAATTTGATAATTTACAAAAAGTATCTTCGGATGGACAACCGGTAGATTCTAACGCTATACAACAAAGAATAGAAAAATTAGTAGCTGTTCGTACCAATTTATACGATAAAATGTCTAATATGTTTGCATCAAAGTTAAATGATGTAACTAAAGCTAGATATGCCGTAGCAGAACAAATTTCTGTTACTAAAACTTTAGAAGATGAATTAGGAAATGTTGAAAATGAACTGAACGACTTAAAACAAGAAAAAGCAAATAAAAAAAGATTATTAGAAATTAGTGAATATGAATACGATAGATTCAGTGAATATAAAGAAATTATTAAAGTAGTTGTTTATGGTGGATTAGTAATATTAGTTGCTAGTTTTTTAATGAAACAAGCTTGGTTTCCTCCTATATTAGGAGTAGCTATCATTGGTATTACGGCCGCTATAGTTATAATTAATATAGTAGGTAGAGTAGTTGCTAATTATAAAAGACAAGATAGAAATTTTAATAAAATAGTTCAATCTAGAGATAATGATAAATTTAACAAGGAATTACCAGAGGGTGGAATTCCTAAACAGATTAATTCTTTAGCAGATTTCTTAGGTTTAAGTAAATGTCCACAAAAATCTACACAAAATGAAGGTTTTGAAGTATTAGGCAAAGTTCAAGCATACAATTATTAATATTTAAAAGTAATATTTATTTCTTAATTTTATATAAGTATGTTTGAAAGTTTATTTCCCGTTGGTAGTCCTGCTACTGATAAAAATCAAATTGAAAAAAGTTACGATAAGTATAAAAACTATAAATTACCATTAAAAGACGCGAGTGGCACAGGTCTTGATTATGACATAATATGTCCAAACATTAAAAATATAGGGGATAATCAAGGTGAAAAATTTACTGATTGTAAAAGTAATATTAATATAAAATATAAAGAATTAAGAGATGAATTTATAAGGGCTAAATACTTACGCTGTGCTACTTTAACCGGTGCAAATAAAACTACGTGTCAGAATGATGATATGTCATTATTAACTCCACAAACAGCAACTGGTCCTGATAATGAAATGCTGATAATGAAATACAGTGGTTTACAAAATTACGAAAATGACACAGGTATGATCAATGAAATGAATAAAAAAGATTATGAAAGTATAGCTAATACTTATACAAAAAATGTGAGAACCTTATATACAAAGTTAAAAAGACAATTGGATAATGCAATAGACGCATATAAAAAATTGTATGATATATTCAAGAGTGGAGGAGGAGGTGTAGGACAAGTTAATGATTTACAAAGTAAAGTTAAAGATTTATTAATAGTTAATAAAGATTATGTTTTAAAAGATAAAAAAAAACAACATAAAATATCTAATGTTAATTTAAGATTATCTGGTCATTATAATGAAATATCATCTACTCTTGAATTATATAAACCACTTATATGGTATTTATATTGGATATTATTTGTAGTATTAATAGTTGTTATGATTATAAAAAAAACGTGGTCTAATATAACATCATATGCATTTGTATTTACTTTATTATTTGTCCCTACTCTTATTATGAATCCTTTAGTTCGTTTAATATTATCAAACGTAAAAAATGAAAAATTAGATGGTATTACAGTTGCATTTACAGCATTTATTGTATTATTATTATCATTACTGTTTTTTACAAACAGATTCGCTTTAAATAATTTGAAAGGTAGTACACCAACACCTACAACAAAGACACCAATACCACCAACACCAATATCATCAACACCAACGCCTCTTAAAAAGACACCTACAACAAAGACACCTACAACAAAGACACCTACAACAAAGACACCTACAATTATACCTAAAAAATAACTTTAAAATTTAAGACAATAATATATAATGGAAAATAATTCTATTATATCTTATTCAAAAAATATAAAAAAAAATATTATTGATTTTTTTTTATTACCATTAATGGGTATATTTATTGTTATATATTTATCAAATTTAAAATATATAAATATTAAATACATATTTTACAATAATAATTATATACTTATTGATTATTGGTTTTTTATACATATTTTTAATGCTTTTATAGGTGTGTTGTTTTATCCATATAAGTTAAGTATAAAAAAATTGTGGTTTTTTGTAATTGGATGGGAAATAATAGAAAATATAATAATGCCTGAATTAGTTATCCCTAATATAAATTATAATATTTGTAATTTTAGAGAATCTATAAAAGATATAACTGGTGATTTGATAGCACCTATACCAGCAACACTATTATTATATTATAAAAATAATTAGATAAAAAATATATATTATTTAATTATTCCATATCATATTCTTCGTCAGGATAATCATCGTATTTTATTTTCCAACCCCACCAACCAGCTTTTTTATATTTACCGCATTTTATATCTAAAAATTCAACGATTTCACTACTAGGTGGTTTTTTTTGCTCAGGATATTCTTCTTTAAACCAGGAAATAAATTCTCGTTTAATAGCGTTTTTACTAATTTTATCATCCACATTACCCTTTGTAATTTTTTCTTCGAAAAACAACGATAAGTAGTCTTGAGATTGTCTATATTTTTTACTAGCAGATAATACTTTTTCGCATTTATGAGATACATTTCCTTTTGTTTCCATTGCTATTTCTACTAACATACTTAAGAAGTAAGGTGCTAATGTTTTTAGTCTTTTGCCAAATTCTTTATCTGCTACAAATTCCATATCTGCTGGACATGATGATGGAGCACCATCTTCTGGTGGAATAAATGTAGAATCAAAATCTAATTTTCTTACTCTTCTCCACGTTCCACGATCATTTGATCTAAATCTAGGTAAATTATTACAAGTCATAATAATTGTTGCTTGAGGTTTAAATGTTACCTTTTCCCTATATATTTCTCTCGCACTAATTGTATCATTGCCTGCTACTAATTCTTTCATAGCTCCTTCGTATATAAATTCCCCCTTACTAGGTTCTTGGCTTACTACCATACGAGTTCCTTTAATACTAGCTAAATCACTATTCGCTCCACCAGAACCCACTTGTTTTTGTGTGTAATATTCTTTTCTTAATGTAGTAAAATAATCACCTAAGATCATTTGCATTAAATCTGCTAATACTGATTTACCATTACCACCACATCCAGACCATATATTAAATGTTTGATTAGTATTATTTCCTATTAAACAGGATGCTAGATGTTCCCACATATATTTTCTTAAATCAATATCTACAAATAATTCAGACATAAATTTATCTAATGAGGCAATAGCATCTCTGTGTTTTTTCTTATTTCTATTTAATTTAATATATTTAATTTTAGTACATTTTGAACAATAATCATCAGGTTTACCTGCTCTAAAACGCTTTTCTTCAAAATCAACTATACCATTTTTACAACATAACAAATTAGGATTTTCATCTAAATTCTCATATAATTTATCATCGTGGAAAATATCGCGACAATCTCTCATTATTCTATTTTTATCTGTTGAATCTCTACATTGTTTCGATAATCTCATAGAATTAGCTAATCCAGATTGCGCTTCATCGTGTTTACTATCATCGCCTTTTTTCAATATACAATTTTGAGTTTGTTGTTTTAATGTTTCAGTATTTGTGCTATTTTTTGAACTGAATAATTCCGATAATTTGTTTGATAAATTATTTCTCAATCCAACGCCTCCATCATTTTTTTTCCATCTATGTTCGTCAAATTTATACCATTCATTCTTAGTAACTATTGTGCATCTATAATTTTCATACCATAAATGTTTTGCTAATTTAGCTATATCAGTAGTACATTCGTCTTGAAAACAAATTTGTATTAATTTTTCTGTACTTTGATTTTTAATTGCTAGATAACTAGATATATCTGATTCTTTTGCCCAATATCTTATCGATGCGTGTGTTAATCCTGATGTTTCAAAGTCTTTCCATCTATCATATAATTCATCTACTTGATTCCAATTAAATTTGTTCCATTGACTTGAAAATTTAACCCAAATTATAAAATATAATGGATGTTCTGTATTATTATGTAAGGCCCAACCTACTTTTAACCATTTTTCATATTTTGAATAATATTCTTCTGATAATATCATAGTATATGCATATGTATCTTTTAACTCATAATTTTCTGGTGGTAATCTTAGTAACATATATTTTATTACTTTATCTATGCCTTCTTTTGTTTTGATTTTATTTATCAAATCTTCACTTAATAACATATTGCTTATATCTTGGTTAAATGCATTTCCTTTTATTTTATACTTACTTCCTGATTTTTTCTTTTTTACTGTTAAATTTAAACTTTTAATTTGATTAATTGCATATTGTGTTGATTCATATGTTTTCCAACTTTTATTATGAATACTTAATACTTGAGCAGGGTTTTTCCCTTCGAATAATTCTGTTTTTTCTTCATCATCTGCTATATCATATTCTAACCAGTTTGTTGTTGCTTCATCATCATTTTTTAACATATATATTCTTTTTAATTTATAAGCCTGATTATGAGGTTTTCTTGATTTATACAATTGCCAACCCGTATTTCCTGTAGTTATAGATTCATCTATAATATCATCTGCATTATTAACTAATGGTAAACTACTAAAAACTTCATCTTGAATATTTTTTAATACTTCCTTTCTCAATAATTGTTGCATATCGTGTTTCAATTTCATACCGATTAATATATGTAATCCATCTTTAAAATAATCGTCTGTCTTTGACATTTGATTTTTTTGAAATACAAATATTGGCACATTTTTTATTTTAATTTGTTTTAATATTCTTGATAATGATTTGGTATATGATGAAATAATATCTGTTATATAATCAATACATTCATCACTTTGTTTTAAAGGTGAATCTTTTAGTGATTTAAACTCTGTATCTAAATCATATTTTAAATCTAAATCTATTACTATAGCATTACCTTTTTCGGTATCTTGTAATTCTGTTAATCTTTCTATTGAAACATTATTTCCCGATTTTTTATTTACAAATTCCCAATATAATTTCCAAAAGGTTGGATCATTATTTGATATATTATAACTACCTCCCCAAAATCCATCTTCTTCTGGATTTGATGATGGTATTCTTGTATGTGTCCTTTTCTTATTTTTATCTTCTTTTTTAACCCTTTTATCGTGTAAATATTGTTCTAAACTTGTATATTTAACAATATCATTGTTATTAGACATCTGTGTAATAAATATATATTCTTTTTTTATTTCATTTTTTTATTTAATTTAAATAAATTAATATTCATAAAGTGTTTAAATATACTTATAATTAATATACATATGTCTTCTACTACTAATAGTACAAAGAGTAAAAATAAAAAAAATAAAGAAAAACCAAAAAAACATAATTTTATGAAACGATTATTAAAAGATTGTATAGATATTTATAAAAACCCCCTTGAAGATAACGGTATATATTATATTCACAGTGAAACAAATATTAAAAAAGGATATGCTATGATTATAGGACCCGAAGATACTATATACAAATATGGTGCGTATTTATTTGAATTTCAATTTCCTGATGATTATCCTTATTCTCCCCCTAAATTAAAATATTCGACAAACAATGGAACCATTCGTTTTAATCCCAATTTATACAGAAATGGTAAAGTTTGTATATCTATTTTAAATACTTGGAAAGGTGAACAATGGACTTCTTGTCAAACAATTCGTTCTGTTTTATTAAGTTTAATTACATTACTTCATAATGAACCACTTCTTAATGAACCTGGTATAACTAAAAAACATAAAGATTATGATAACTATAATAATTTAATTGAATTTTTTAATTATAAAACTGCTATCATTGGTATTATTGAAAATAATATGCGTTCTATTACTAATGAAACTATTAGAAATAAATTATTAACTATTTATATTGATTTTATAGATACTAAAAAAAAAAATATATTAGAAAATATTAAAAAATTACGTGATAAATGGGATAATGATAATGATAGTTTTATAATGGATATCAATAATGAAAAAATAAAACACTTTCGCTTCCGATGTCACGTTTATAGTATGACTAGCAGTGTATCCTATCAACTTTTAGAAATTCAATTTAATACATATTTTAATAAAAAATTAAAATTGAAAACATAATAAATAATTAGTATTACAATATATATATATATGCACTTCTGCGAAAAATGCGGTAATATGTTTTACATTAAATTAACAGATAATGATAATATACTATATTATTGTAGAAAATGTGGTAATGAAAATAAAAAATTAATCAAAGAATTAAAAAATTTATGTGTTTCTAAAACTCATATTATAAAAGATTCAAAAGCTTATAATAATATTATTAATGAATATACTCACCTTGATCCAACATTACCAAGGGCCAATAATATTAAATGTCCTAACAAAGATTGTATATGTAATACTGATAAAAAAGTAGATAATGATATTATTTATTTAAGATATGATAATTCAAATATGAAATATATTTATTTATGTTGTCATTGTAAAAGTAAATGGAAAATATCTGAATAAATATAAAATTGATTTAAAATTATTTTATTATTTTTTATTATATATATGTCTGATTTAGAAATTAAAACGGATACTTCTGTAAATAATAATGAATTAGAAACGAAAAATGATAATGATTCTGTTGCTGATAGCGATAGTGATAGTAGTGATGATGAATATGACAATGATTTTAAAAAATTTGAACAAGATACATCAAAAGATATATTATTGAATTATCATCCTGAAACAAGTCATATTTCACATAAACAAATGCTTGTTTTATGTAAAATTATTAAAAATAAGAATGGACAAATTATAGATCCATTACATACTACTATTCCATATTTAACTAGATATGAAAAAGCTAAAATTATTGGTGTTAGAGCTAAACAACTGAATAATGGCGCTGAATGTTTTATTGATATTCCTAATAATATGATTGACGGGTTAACTATTGCTGAAGAAGAACTAAAACAAAAAAAAATTCCTTTTATTATTAGAAGACCTATGCCTAACGGTGCTAGTGAATATTGGAAAGTAAAAGATTTAGAAATGTTATAAATAAATAAAGATATATTTTTTATTTATTTTTTTCTTCTACGTTTACTTCTACGCCTTCTTCGCCTTGATTTTCTCTTTTTACGCGATTTTCTTCTCCTTCTCCTTTTTCTTTTCTTTTTTAATGTCATTTTTCTTCTATTTTTCATATGAACTTTTTGATTTGCCGATTGATTTCTTGATTTTCTTCTACGACGTAAAGTCATAAATCTATTTTTTCCTCCTATTTGACTAACCTTTAAAAAATCACCCGCGACCAATGTTCTAATTTTTCTCATATATATATTATAATTATTTTATCTTTGTGGTCTTCCATTTGATGTAGCATGCATAGTATATATTTGCGCAGCTGTCATTTGTTGTGAATTTGGAAATAAATTTGTTGTTAATTGACGTGTCGTTGTTTGTCCAATTGCTTCACAATTAGGTTGAATATTTTTATATAATTTTGGATTACTTGTAGTATTATTCCATCTACCAAATGGAAATCTATTATTTTGACATACAAATACAAATATAAATTCACTAGGTGATGAACGAACTTCTACATTATTCCATCTAATAACTGTTCTTATCTTATATCTATAATTACCAAATCTCACTCCAGATTCATCTAAATATTCACATTTATCTGATGTTCCTACAACAACATATTCTGACTCACCTGATACAAATGTTTGTCTTAATATTTCATAATATACATCTGTTGTATATCTGGTTTTAGTAGGATCCGCAAAACTATATATAGTATTTCCATCTTCTTCTACTTCCCAACTTAAATAATTCCAAGTATCATTGTCTATATAATAAGTTAAATTTATAGGTGGTGTTATTGATATTGCTCTAGCAGATATTGTTCCTAAATTTTGTTCTCCAAATAAAGAATTACTCGCAACTCCTATACTAATGTCTACCTGACCTTGTTTTCCATTACTTACTAATGTAACTTCACCTCCTTCTAATGTTCCATCTACTGGACCAACTAATATATCTCCTATTGGATAATATTCTAATGAAGACAATTCTATTTTTCCAAATCCATACTGAACATAATTTTGACGTGGATTATCTGGATATGTTCTATACCATACTGTTAATCTATCTACCGGTAATCTTATACTACACCAAGATGAAGGTGTTCCTTGTGGTGCTCCTCTACTATATTGTGCTAATAATTCACCATTATCATTTAATAATTGTTGAGAAGCTCCATTATTTTCTTCAAAAAAAGACATTTTATGACCAAAATTACTAGAATCACTTGTATCAAAATATAATATATCACCCTGTTTACCAGCTAATATATCATTATATGTAGTTGTTGTTAATGTTGTTGCCAACGAAGATGTTTCTGTAATAACAAATTGATTATTTACCATTTTAACTGTATAATTAAATGTTACAAAATCAGCCGTACTAGGTTGTGATGTTGCTGATAAGTTTAATGTTTCTGTTATATCTTCATATCTTCTAGGTAAAACTTGAACCTTTTGACTATATTTTAAAGCATTCGGATTATATATATCTATCAATACGTAATCTACATTAATGTATAAGTTTGCAATATTAACTTGAATCGCTGATATATCAGTTATACCATTAAATGCATCAAATTCACTAGTTACTGTTATTGGTATATTAAATTCATCACTATCTCCTTGTGCTCCAGATGATACTGCATTAAATGTTGGTTCTATAGCTTGATTTAATTCATCTCTCCCTGGATATGCTATCACTTTCGGAACTGTCATCAAATGTGGTGCTGTATTAGTAAATGTAAAAAATATAGTAGCATCTACTGCCGCTATATCTGCTAAAGCAGTTTCTGGTATCACTTTTATAAAAAATTGAGTTGCTCCTCCCAACTCTATTGTAGCTAAATTTAATCCAAATGAATTTACAACTTCAAATGTAATTATTTTTAAATATATTACATATAAAGGACCGTCTATTCCTGTCCTAACATTTACTATATAAAAAGTTCTACCCTGAATCTGTTTAATACGTTCATTATACGTTCTATAAAATAAATCATCGCTCGCCATCGTAAATGGTATTATACCTACTTCTGTTGGTTTTCTAGTTCTAATAGGAAACGGTGTTAATTGTTTTGTTCCTTTCATAATCCATAATGGATTCTCTATATAATCTACATAATCTGGAAATGAATTTACTGTTATTTGTATATTGTGTTGTGGTGTAAATAAAGGTAAAAATTGTATCATTGTCAAATCTTTTGCTAAATTCCCTGTTGTAATATTATATATACTCATATATAATGGATTTCTTATTCGTTGTATTGGATTATCACTCTGATATGGCGACCATACATCCATTGTACTTCTAAATCCGAAATAAAATTCCCATACTATTCTACCTGGATATTCTTCATATTCAATAATTCCTACTTCTTTATCAAATGAATCTTTACTCATATTCATTATTTCATTTTCTCCTAATCCTATTGTTGTTCCCCCATTTCTACTTGATCTTAATGGATAAAATATAGTTCCCGGTCCTTCTCTCACTTTTAACATTGCTATATCAAAACAACTATAATCTGGTTCTCGTGGATCATCTGCCACTAATTCCCCTATCATTTCTTTTACATAACTAGTTTGTATATAATCAAATTTAAATCTTACTATTTTTCTATCATTCCAAGAAGGATTCATTTCATGAGTAAACAATTTTCTACTACAATATAATTTTGGTATAATTTCATCTGGATATTTAATTATTTTTATATAAAAATTAGACGTTAATGGAAAGCCACTCCAATGCATTTTAAAATCTAATACCCTTACATCTACCCCAACCCCATGTGTTGGTGAATATGATGTCAACATATCATATGACATAATATATATTATTGATAATATTATATATTATTAAGGACAACTATCATCATCGTATTTAAATACTACATTTGCATTAGGATTTTGTTTCATATATAATATCGCTCTATTATCATATTTAGCTGGTTTACCTCTTAATCTTTTTGCATATTTAAAATTTTCTAATATTGCTTTTTTTCTTAATTTTTTATTCAATGCTTCTTTTGTTTTCGTTATATGTTTTTCATTTTCCGGACAAGTACATTCGTTTGTAGTCAATATTATTACTTCTGGTGGGTCTTCTCCTCTTATTATATATGCCTTATCATATTGATATCTAACTACCTTTTCATAATTTTCCAAATCTTCATTTCCATCGTTATCTGTTATTACAGTCCAAAATGGTTTTCTATAATATTGATTATTAGATATATCTGAATAATATGATGGCAATCCGGTTCTTATTATTTCATAACTCCATCTACTTATATATGGTATATTTGGAAAAGAAAATACATGTGAATTTTTTCTATGAATATTTGAATAAGGTAAATTTCCTAATATATGTCTATATCTAGGATTAGGATATATTTCATTATAATCAAAATATACACAACTTAAATCTGTTATTTTTGATAAATCTGTTGTTATCAATGATTTTACATATGCTTTTGATATATCATAACCATAATTATTATTTTTTGGAGTTAATCCATAAATTTTATTCTTTTTCTCATCCCAATCATAATATCTTATTGGGACTGATTGTAATCTATTATCATTATCTCCTATAAAACCATACGGTAATTCCCATCCTGATGGATCATGATCTATTTCTTTATCTGGTGTCCACACATATACATTAATTTTTATACTTTCTACATTAGTTAATCCTGCTAATTGAGTATTTACATTTTCTGATAATTCTAATAATTGATTTTGTGGTATTTCTATTTTTAAACTCATATTGTTTGATGGATCTGTAAATGTTTCTATTTTTGGTTTTAATGGATTATATAATATTGGTGGTATTTCTATTTCTGACGCACTCACATCAAAAAAACCATAATCTGGCATCATTTTATCTATTATATAATAATCTCTGTTTTCTACTATATAATTCCAAGCAAACACCCATTTGCCATATATTAATGACTCTTCTCTTATTCTATATACATTATGTGGTATTTTTGGTAAAATATTAGTCAGTTGATATGGTGACGATGATTGAACTTCAAATGATATATCGTATACATTTGAATCCCATAAATTAAATGGTTCTAAATCTGTCACTTCGTCGTAATTTGTAGGTAATTTTGTTGAATATGGTTTCCAAGCATATATAATAAACCTAACATCTGTTTCCGACCGTCCTAATTTCCAATAATCTAATAAATTTCTCATTAATGGATATATTATTCTATCATTATCAAATCTTATTTCTAATTCTCTAGTTATTTCATTATATGATAAATCTAACTCTTGTGTTGGATATAATGGTACTGGTGGTATGAATTCTGCTGGTATTGAATATAATACCGCATATTTATATTTATGTTCAAATGGAAATTTTCCATTTATATCAATTCTCTCTCCTCCATCTAATGTATTTATTATTTTCCAATCCGCCAATCTCTGTTTATCATTAAAAAAATCAGTTGCTATTATTGAACTTGATAATCTCATATTACTACTAGGGTCATAAATATCATATTCCCATCTTGCTATATATGGAACGTATAATCCATTCGTTTCATAATTTTGACTCTCATAAAATTGTGTTTCTGTATCATTCGGATCAAAATCTTGAGGAACAAATGTATTTCTTATTATCGTTGTATTTGATAAATCTCTTAATAATGTTTTTGTTGAATTTAATTCCGGCCAAAATATTTCTATATCAACTGGTCTACTTGTCATTCTCTGATTTGATATATCCATACTCTGTCCTATATATGATATGTCTCGTATACTTACTCCTTCTCCGGGTAAATCATATATTTGTTCTCCATTTACAAATATAGTTAAATCTTTTCTAGGTTCATCTTCTCCCCATATTTTTGTTTCTTGAAACCAATATCTTACTTTATAATCTTGTCCCTCAGTAAATCTATATCTATAATAATAATTATTATTCCAAGGATACCACGGTGGTTTATATATAAAGCCTTCTTTTAATCGCTGAACTGTTATTCCATTTTCACTTATATCATATATTTCTGTATCTATTCCATTACCTACTATTCCTATATGAAATGAACCTCTATATTGATTACTCTGTGTATATGCTGAAAAACCTCCACTATTTCCACTACCATCCGCACCAAATCCCCAATTCGCTGATGCCATGCTTAAATCCGTAGTTCCCGGTAATAAAAAATCTATTATTAAACTTGTTGCTGATGGGTCCATCCAAAATGTTGAATGGTCTAATGTTTGATGATTGTTTGAAGTATCTATTGTTATATATTGTTTTCTTTGATATACTTCATTATTTGATATATCATGATATGTCACTTTTCTATATTGTATTCCAGGTTCTCCTCCAAATCCCCAATTATATAATGAACCTATACTATCTGAATTATCATTACCCAAATATATTTTTTCTAAATTCATTATTGTTGTTAAATCTGTATATTCTACTGGAACTTGATGTATTCGCGGGTCATCTGGACCTTGAAAATCTTTTGGTAATTCCCATCTTTTATCTCCTGATAATAATTGTGTATGTTCATAATTTGGCGACCATAATAAAAAATGAAATCTTATTTCAGTATTATCTCCAAATGTATGTAAATATGTATCTCTTATATTCATTAATTCTAATATTTCATTCGCTGATATTTCTAATGTCATTCTAGACAAATCAAATGGAAACAAAAAATATGGTTTATCATTATTATATAAAAAATCATTATAAGTTATATCTATTGAATTTGCTGATGCATCATAATCTGTTCCCGGTATAAGAGGGTATTCACGCGCCTTTGGATTTATAAAATTATGTATTACTGTATAACTCCATAATGCTACATATCTTCCAGGTAATAATGTAGTTTCTTTTATTCCATTATCACTTATATCTATTCCAAATGATGATGGAAATCTAGTAAAACCAGCATCTAAATTATATGATAAATCAAAATTACCTCCTCCAGATATATCTGCTGATGATAAATCTATTATCGGGTCTAATTGATCTCTATCTGTCTTATTTTTTGGTTTTAAAATATATAATTGTATACTTATTCTACAACCTAAATCTGTATTATATACTATATTATTTGATAAATCTGGTAATTCTGATGAATCTACATATATATGTAAATTTTTATAAAATTTGCCCGGATCGTTCGGATATTCCTTATGTTCATATAAAAATTGCACTTGTTTTGGTTCATATATTTTACCATATTGTGTAAAATCAAAGTATTTATATGGACTTATTCCGTGATTATATGACACATCCGTTATTGATACACTTGTTGGCATTGATGGTTGTGCTTTATCGTAACTATAAGATCTTTGAGTATAACTCCATCTTATATAATATTCATTGTCTGATATATCATACATTACATCATTTGTTTCCGGTAAATTATCATAATATTTCCAATTTACTCGCCATCCTGCCCCAGGTGGAACATCTAATATATGTACCCATCTTGGTAAAGTTCTATAATCATCTAATATTGACCTTAATATTTGTGTATTTTCTGGTGTATATTCTTCGTACGCAAACCATTCTCTTTCATTTACTCTTACATTTGCCAAAGATAAATCTTCTATTAATAAATTTCCTCCATTCCCACTACTATCTTTATATGCCAAAGTTCCTCTATCATCAAATCCTACATCATAATAATCAAAATTACAATCTGGTATATTTACCATATTAATTGGATTGTCTGAAATATCTAATCTTGTATTTGCACTTATATCTACAAATAAATCTGTATATGGATGAATATTTCCATACTCTCTTATATGTTCTTGACCTGATAACATATCTATAACAGTTCCCCATCCTTCTTCATTCTTATTATAATAATACAATTTATTTGGATAATCTAATGACGTTTCCATTCTTATTCTCCCCCCGGGTTCACCCATTCCTCCCTGTAATGTTATTCCTAATTTATATTCCAACCCTCCATTATGTTCTCCATCTTCTGTTAAACTAAATGCTAAATCTACATTATTGTCTTTTAAAAAAGAATAACCTACATTTATATAATATATATTGCCCTTTATAAATGATGTTACATTACTTCTAAAACTGTCTATTAATCTAACTTGCCCATATTCTATTAATCCTATCACTTCTCTTACTGTATTATCCAAATTATATGATATTTCTATCGGTTCTGTTTCTAATATCGGTAAGTCTATTGCTCCTGTATATGTATTATCTAATAATTTATATTTATGATCTTTGTGATTTTCAAATATATATATATTAAACCAAGTCTTTACTATTTCTCCATTTTCATATGGATGAATATATATATCTCCTTCCCAAGTCTTATATGATGGTGGACCTCTCCCATCCGGCTTTTTTCTATCTATAAAATTTTTTGATAAATCTATTCTATCTTTTTCTGGTATTGTTATTTTCAATTTTTGATTCATATATCTTACCTCCACCTTTCTTTTCGGTTTAAATATTCTAAAAATATCTTTTTGTGCATAATTTGTTATATTTCTTCCCCAATTATCATAGGTTTTATGAACCCACTCCCAATTTTGTAAATCGTCTATTCCTTCTTGTCCTATTTTTAATCCCGCACTATATAATGGTGGTGTTCCTTGTAAATCTATTAATCTTGGTTCTATTGCTTTTGGGTCCTCATATATTTTTAATCTTCCTGCGTCTATTACTCTATACGTCCATAAAAAAGAAAATTTACTATATTTTGGTGCTAATATTCTTATATATGGATATAAAGGCATGCCGTCATTCCAAAATCTATGACCTGTCATTTTATATACTTTTATGTAATTTGAACTTGAATCTGATGCAAAATCACTTGTATAATTTAACGTATATAATTTCATATGATTTTGTTGACCTATTGCTTGACCTATTGGATCTTGTTGTGATCCAGAAGTATAATCACTATTTGATTCTCTTAAATTTATTACTCCATCTTCTGAATATAATTGATCTATTAACGGTAATGTATGTAATCTAACTCCATTTTGTGTAAACCAAGGTCCGTTTATTTCTTCCCATATAT